GCTGAGCGGGGACAGCACCGGCAAAGTGGTTGGCGAGGGCAGCGAGGGTGGAGGTCATTGTAACCATGCAGCGGGTGGTTTCGGCCTGGGTTTTGAGGGTGGAATCAACGAGAGCCTGGATGGTTTGCATGGCGACGGCGGAGGTTTGGTCCGGGGTAGCGAGGACGCTACGGCCATGGTAAAGGGATTCCATAACGTCCCATACGAAGTCCATAAATTTATCCGCGTTGGGCTGGCTGGAGAAACGGCAGATTTCCATAACGCCGCGGAGGATGTAGACACGGGTATTTCGATTTACCCATCTATTTCCTTCAACACCCCCCAAAGTGAGGGTTGTTGAAAGTGGATCAAGACGGTCTTTATTTCGATCATGAATTTGCTGAATAGCATCATCAGCTTTTACATAGCCTAGTGCTTCACCAATTTGACGCCTTGTCATATAAAATTCGTTTTCAATGGCATCATCTTTATAGAAGTTGCAGGTGAGGGAGCCAAAAGGCTTTTGGGTAACGAGGGTAAGATTTTGAGTCATTTTGAAAGTTCCTTTCTGTGATATGGGATAAATAGATATTGGATATTTGTTATGCTTTGACGGTGTTTTTGCGGGTGAGTTCGAGGACGGTGCAGAACGGGGCGAACCAGCCGCCGCCCGAATAGAAGGCGTGCGGGGTGGAGGGCTGACATTCATAGCAGACAGTACCGTTGATGATAGCGAGGGTGTAGGTAAGTTTGGTCATGATGGTTGATCCTTTCTGATGGTAAAAAAAGATTCAAAATAAAACAGGGAACAAGCTGGTGGGAAAACGGTCTTCAGGGGTGACTCGTTGGTCGGAATTGTGTATCGCATAGTATCGTCGTTTTTGGTTCGTGACAGATCTTTTTATGTCTTATCGAATTCGTGTGGAGGTGCTCAGTCTGCAGAAGGCGCCTGCGATCCCGGAGGGGGAGGCGGTAACAAATTCGAACTCTTGGATATAACCGAAGAGTGAAGCATGAACTGAAATATAATCAGCAAATGATTCTATACCTTGTTAAGCTGTTTTATTTTTGAGGTTGATCGTTGAGGCACGGCGGGGTGTGGTTGGCAAAATCGGCCATGGAAGCGCCGTGGTATTTATGCTTGGGGACTTGCCAGTTGAGCGGTAGCTCCTTTCAATAAATCATCAAAGGAGAGAGTGGAGGAGACAACTGTGGGATAAGATTGTTCAAACATGAGGGAAGTAAAAACCATTGTGCTACCGCCGAAATAATAACAATCAGAATTCGGAGATAGATAGTGGTTTTTACGGACAATGGTGAGTGTCTTCCCGCAATATTTTCTCATAGGCTCTGTGAAACAAGCTTTTGGGACTTTAATGTCACCAAATACGTTCAAACCAAATTCAGAGGCCATATCGTCCCATTGGCGGATGGTAACTTTATCTCCAATGTTGTAGGTGGGATAATCGGCAGGGTTAAAGGCAATATCCATGGTTATTAGACTCCTTGAAGTAAATCATCGAAGGTGAGAGAAGAGGGCGGGATACGGTTTTGGGGTTCATGGGGGAGGGTTGCGGGGACGGGGAGGAGCATGGCGGAGGTGAAAAACCAACCGTGAGGAGAATCATCAACATTAAAGCCTGCATGAGTACACGATAAATAATCGAGAAAATAAATGGGTTCATCAGGAAGATCTTTATCATGAACGATTTTGACAACAATAAACTCTTTGCCACAGTAAGGTTTCATGTCAAGAATAAAAGAAAGTTTATTGGGATGAACAGTGATATCACCGTAAGGATTGGAGCCGAATTCTTCCATCATATCATCCCACTGGCGGACGATGACGCGATCACCGACGTGGTAGGTGGGGTAGGGGGCTGGCATTCAAATGCCTCCTTTCAGGAAATCGTCAAAGGAAACAGGGGAAACGGGAACCGGGGTACCATAGGGGTGGAATTCATTGGGGGAGAAAAGAGCGGAGTTCCAAGAGAATTTGGCAGCGGCGGAGGGATCGACAGCGGTGGAGAGATCGTAGGGTTTTAAGAAGTAAAAACCAGAAGCGTCAAGTTTACGATCAATTTGCATGATGCTGCCACAAAGAGAACGGCGTTTAGGGGGTATATAATCTGCGTTACCATTAGGAAGGGGATCGAGAAACAGCGCACAGCCAGCATCATTTTTGGGAAGAGCGTCAAACTCTGCGGCAGAAATGATTTGAACGAGGGTGCCAATGGGGTAGGTGGGAAAATTCATTGCGCAACTCCTTTCAACAAATCATCGAAGGACATGGAAGGAACCGGGGGCGGAGAAACGACACGAGGGTGAAATTCAGCGGCGGAGAAAAACCAGTCATTCCAGTTAAAAACGGTTCTATCTTCAGCGAAGAGAGGGGTGAGATCGTATAGGTTCCTTTCATTGCCTTTGGAAATGCGGGTAATAACAGCCGGACAGCCGCAAACAGGAAGTTTATCTCTGTGAAAAGAATCGTTTGCGCCGTAAATAGAAGGAATAAGAATAAAATTGCCGCAATCATCCGTAGGATGGGAACGAACTTCTTCTTCGGAGATAATTTGGACAACATCGCCAACTTTATAGGTAGGATTCATGGTAGGCTTCCTTTCTGTGATGGGGGTTAGAGGTTTGCGATAAGAGAATCAAAGCTGGGATACGGAGCGGGGATAGTGCGGGAGATCATGCTGGGCGGGATGATGTGGTAGGAATCGCTGTGAGGGAAATAAAGGCGGAGAAGGCCGGATTTGCCGAGGATGGCAACGATCTTGCCCTGCTTGCCGAGGATAGGATCATAGGGGAGAGAATCGGTGAGGGTGAAAGTGGTGCCGTAATCATACTGGAGGGAGCAGAGCATTTCCGGGGCGGAGACGATCTCGACCCAGGTGCCAGGTTCATAGCCGGGGAGGAAAGGTGTCATGAGGAATCACCTGCCTTGAGAAATAAGTTCATCAAAAGAGATGGTAGGAGTGGGGAGAGGAGCGGGGGTGACGGCTTTGGGGGTATCGTCATAAGTAAGAGCGGAATGGGTGGCGACAAGTGTTTTGTTATTCATACTGGGGACAGCACCGGCGACATAAACGCCATTATCAGATTGGACAAAGCCGTGGGAGGTAAGATAGCCTGTACATGTGCTCGGTAGATTGCTAAACGTTGTATATTTGAAATAGACGGGAGTGCCGGGTTGAATGTAATAAGGGTTCATAAGAATCACCTGTATGAATTAGAGGGCGGAAATAATTTCATCAAAAGAAACGGTTGGGGAAGGTACGGTGTTAGGAGATTTATAGGTAAAGGAATCGTTGGGGTCCTGGATTTCGGTGATGTATCCATGAGGGACGTGGAAGGTGCGGGAATCATCGGTCCAGACGATGACGCAGTTGCCGATATCTTCTTGGACGGTGCCGGAGAGATAGATGATTTGAAATTTAGTTTTCAGGGGGTTGTGATCAGGGCTGATAACTGGTCCTACGGTAAAGAATTTGACCCGTGAGCCGGGGGAGATAAGTTTCATAAAAAATCACCTGAATTCATTGTGTGAGCGGGTTCCGGGGTATTACCAGGCGCTCCAACCATTAGGATGGCCGGAGGCCCAGCGAAAGGAAAGTAAAACCATGACCGTGCGTTTACCAGGCGCACGAACAGGGGGCGCAACGAGCTGCTAAGAAAGGAAGAAACAACTGAAGCGCCTGGGAATGCCCCGGAACCATGGGGCGGAATGGAGAAAATAAAAATCAATTTGTGAAAGCTGATGAGAGGCAGCCACCGAAACCGGATGGTGGTGATGACTGATCTTCTGAGTTTGATTGGGGCGGCCTCCGATGTTGCTCGCTTATTTTGTTGAAGACTGGGGCATTGGACCGCCCGTTCTGATGCACTGTGAGGCGACCCATCGTGTGTCTGGGAGTACGATGACTCGATGCAGTCGCTGCTGCGACGGAAGTGTGTCCTGGCCAGGGGGTGGGACAGGGGGACAAATTCAAACCCTCGGATATAACCGGAGGGTGTTTGGCTTTGACTCGAAATAAAAATCAAAACGAAACTTTACCTTTGAAAACAAATTGATTTTTTGAGATTATGCGGTTACGCTGGGCGGGGCGAGATCGGCCTTGATACAGGATTCAAGGTCAAGACCGTATTTGGCGTTATACTTTTGGATAATGTATTTGGTGGTATCGGGCTGGACATCCTTGAACCAGGTAATGTTGCCCTGGAAGGACTGGAGATCTTCATCCGACCACTTTTTGCCCTTTTGTTTATCGCGGAAGTAGGTATCAATGGTTGCTTTGAAGATTTTATTTTTGCGGTAACCGACTGTGATTTGGTTATCCTTATTGAGCATGACGCCAAGAATCCAGTTGCGGCCGGCGCGGGAGTGGAACTGGGTTTTGGTTTCATTGAGAGTGAAAGGAGTGTTCATTTGGGAGAGAAGCTGGACGATGAGGCGCTCGACAGCATGGAAATTAAAGATAACTTTGCAGGAGACGATGATATCATCGGCGTAGCGGGTGTAGCAGAGGCGGTCGGTGATGGGGGTTCCGTCCGGGTTATGCTTGCCGGATTCAAAATGGTTGACGGCCTTGGCGAAGGCGTGGTCAAAGGGGATCATCATGATGTTGGTGATGAGCGGGGAGATGGGGGCACCCTGCGGCAGTGCTCCGTTGAGAAAGCAGAGGTCAAGGGCTTTGATCAGTTCCGCGCGGCCGGTGGGGCTGGCGAGGATGAGGTTGAAAGGATAAATGAGTTCAAACTGGGAGAGAACAAACGCCGGCGTGGTGGAAGGGAAGAAGCCATGGAAATCAAAATGGGCGAACCACCAGGCACCGAACTTTTGGTGACGTTTGGCAGCGGAGAGGACGCTGCGGTCCTCGACATAGGCGAAGGCGCAGGTGTGGTGGTCGGCAAACATCCAGGACTGGAAGAGGGTTTTGAGTTCCTTGAGGGCTTTCATTAAGTCGGAATTGGGGGCATCAATCCAGCGAAGGCCGCCGGAAGCTTTGGGGATGGGAAAATGGTTGTACAGGCTGGAACGGGGAGTGGTGAGGCGAAGGGATTCATACTGCTGATTGAACGCCTGGAGCTGAAGGATCATTTGCTCCACCTTGGTGATGCGCATAATGCGGGGAGGAACTTTGTTACAGATGACGGTACGGGTAGCACCGTGGCCGCCGGTGGAAAGGTTGGCGAGGTTGAAATCCCCGCGGAGGAGTTCTTCAAACGTCATTTCCCGGAAACGTTCCGGGCAGTTATAAGTGATGTAAACCATGTGAGTGCTCCTTATGTGAGGGTTATGTTTGTGTTCTGATGGGAGATGGAGGCGGCCGCGGGACCATCCTCGACGGACTGAGCAAAACTGATTGCTCCGGCTGATGCGATGGTTTCCTGATTTGGACGCTCATTTTGGGTTATTGCCACCTATGTGGGTCCAATGTGTGTGGGATTGGACTTTGTAGTTTTCCACCAATCGTTACTAATAGGCTCGGCGACTGTGATATTCCAGTCGGGAGTCATCGTGAGATCCGCCTGCCAGGATCTGGTGGAGGGGTGGGTCGGGGTAACAAATTCGTGCTCTTGGATATAACCGAAGAGCCTGAAGCGAAAAGCTTACAGTATACAACACAAACGAAATTTAATAGAACGCTAAGACGACAGGGTTACAAACCGAGGAAAGCGGATTCACCCTGGAGGTTGAAGGGAGCAGAGAGGCCGGTGTGGATCAGCTCGCCTTTTTTGATGAAGTTTTGGAAGTTGGTGACGGTATAGCAGGCGGCAACGCGAACCGTGGGGGCAACACCGAGGGTGGTGCCGCAGGCCGAAACGGGGACCTGGGCGGTGGCTTCGGCGTGGGTGAAGTTCATTGTGGCGCGGAATTCCTTGACCTGTTTGGGGTCCGACCAATCGGCGGCGTAGAGCTGGGCGTCAAAGAGGGCGGTGCGGACATCAAACATGGCTTTAATGAAGGTGTTAAAGCGGTTGGCGTCCACGATTTTCTGGCGGATCTCGATATTATCCACGGCGAGAAAAACGTAACCGGAGAGGGGCTGGCCGTTCCAGCCGGAGGGTTCCAGACGGATATCCTTTTTGGCTTCCGGGTTGATGGCACAGAGGATATCGCGGAGGGCTTCCACTTTGGGCTGGCCGACCTGAGGATCAAAGAACATCTGGTTGACGATGTTTTTCTTTTCCACCGTATCAAAATCATAGAGGGTGAAGTTGGTCAGGCCATAGCGGGCAAGAAGCTCCGCGATGGTGGAGCCGACCGAACCGCAGCCAATGATGTGGATGCGGCCTTTGACATCGTGCGGGGAGAAGACATCCAGGCTTTTGGCAAGATTCATAAGGCACCTCCGTTGGTGTGATAATCGTAATAGGTGGGGTAGTGGTCGTAATAATTGCCGTCATCGTCCATCCAGCAGCGGGCGGCGTTATCCCAGACGACGTGGGGTACGGTACCGCCGGTGGGCTTGACGGGAGGTTTTGTTGTGGAATAGATGGGCGGGGCTTTGGTGACAAGGGACTGAGCGGTGGCGGCAAAATCGGAGAGGGTATCGGTGTAGGTGACAGAGATATCGTCTTTATCGTAGATTTTGTTGGCGGCGTAGTCATACAGGCGGGCGGTGAACTCGCCGCGCTTGTTCCAGATCATGAAGAGGTAGAAATCATTGCCCTTGAGCTTATTGACAATTTTGGACTCGTTTTCGTCATCAACACCGGAAGGGGAAGGGGACATGTTGACGTGGCTGTGGGCCTGGTAGCGGATGTTGTTGAAGGTTTCATCGGGCTGGGAGAGCAGCCAGTCGTTGTATTTATCCTGGTCGGTTTCGACGGTGACGCCAGTGACCTGCTGGGGGTAGACGAGGATATCATAGATTTCATACTCGGTGGGGGAAAGCTGGCGCATGAGGCCGTGCCAGGCGACCTCGGAAGTGAAATCATCAATGAGGCGGGACTGTTTGGCCCAGGCATCGGCGGTAAAATTGATGTTGATTTTATCTTTTGCTTTGGTTTTGGCGAGTTTGACAGAGCCGGCGAGGAGCTGCTGGCGATAGAGTTCAATGGCGGCATCCAGAGCGGTCTGATCAATGTGGATAACTTGCATGATTATTCTCCTTCCTTAGCGGAATCGTTTGCGGATTTGAGCTGTTCAATGGCCTGCTTGGGGGTGATGGATTCACCGGTAGCGGTAAGGATGACGGGGATATTTGTGTGATAGGCGGTGGCGAAATCATCAAAGAAATATTTGGTGGAGACTGTTTCGACGAGGTTCATGCTGCTGGCGCTCTGCTGACAGATAGCAATGGCGGCAATAAAATCTCGGCGATCCTCGGCATCCTCCAGCATGGGTTCATAGTTACCGAGGCAGGAGTGATGATTGATGTGAGGGTTGGGAACAGCCTGAACAACGCTCATATTGATTTCATCGGACATGGCTGTGACATGGCAGTTGTAATTAAGCTTATAGGTGGCAGCGAGTTTGATTTTGAAGATATGGTCAATGAACACAGCCCGGAAAAGGATGCGGACATCGTGTTCTTCTTCGCCGGTAAGATCCTGATAGGGGCGGTCACTGTTGAAGATAAAGGTTTCGACATCATCCAGGTCATAGTTGGAGAGGAATGTGGTGATGGTGAGGAGAAGCGCTCCATCGTCAGTATCGACGGAAATACCTTTTTGGGTGTGGAGGTAATCCTTGAGTTCCGTGATAAAGGTGGATTCATCTTTGGAGTCAAGGCCGGTCAGCTCACAGTTGATGCTGGTGATGTTGGTAAAAATTCCAGAGATACGGGCGCGGGTTTCTTTCAGCTCACGGTAAAGGTTTTCAATAGAGCGCTTGAGATCCGCTTTACGGCGGTCAATGGTACCTTTGAAGAGGGATTCAATCGCTTTATCTACGGCCCTGGAGGGCAGATCGGTTTTGTTATAAAGAGGCTCCGCCATCCGGGCGAGGGTTTCCGAGCCAGTATCCGGGGTGGAGAGGGCGCGGAGGTAAGCGAGCTCATCGGAGGTGAGGGGGTGATCCTTGAAGAGCCAGGGCAGCAGGCGGGGCATGGTCGAGGCAACACGCTGGTAAAAAACACTGCTGTAGAGGCCGCCGTCGCGCTGGAACTGGACGATGGTGATACGGGCGGCTGCATCCTGATAAACTTTGTACTTATCAGAGAGATAAGCGCCGATATCCTTGACTTCCTGGATGGAATCGGGGATGGCGGCTTTATCGGTGACAAAGAACAGAAGGGATTCATTCGGGTTAGTGGAAGGCTGGAGGCCGGAATCATCGCCAAGGATGGCAAGGGTTTTGCCTGCGGTGAGGCGGTGGTAGACCGTGCAGGCCAGAGCCTTGGTGAAAATTACTTTGAAAGTGGTGCGGCAGGGGGTGTTGTCCCGCCATGTGATGGTGGGCGACATGGTGTTGAGAATATCGGTGTAGTTGGGGAGTGGCATGGTGATTCATTTTTCCTTTCTGATTAGATTTGGAACGATTGGCCGCGTTTGCGTTGCCCGCTGCCTGCCGCGTGGAGGCTGTTCCTGTAAGGCAGCACCCCGGTGGGGGAAGAGACACCACCGGAGAGGAATCAATCAGGCGTTATCCTGCTTGGCAATGTTGACCAGGTAGCACTTTTCCGCGATACCGAAGTCCGCGAAGGTCTTATCCAGGTCGCCTGCGGCCAGAGAGGAACCATCCAGCTTGGTCTGGCCGGTAGTGTAATCGACATCATGAGCTTCCAGGACGGAACGCAAGGTGGTGTTGGGGTCAACGGGGTAGGTGTTGCGGTGCAGGTTATCGACGATAGTAACGTTAATCATGGTGAAAATCTCCTTATGATGAAATATTTTTATGTTGGATTGTGGATTGGGAAAGAAAAATCATGGCCGGGCTGCTTGTTGTGGGGGTGAGCACCGGCCGTTTTGCTTACTGAGCGGCGGTGTCGTTTGCCGGGGTGCCCGGAGTGGAAACTTCAATGCTGGCGATGATGGCATCGTGGTCGGCCTTGAGCTGAGCCAGAGTTGCGGTAGCCTGGGTTTCGATTTCATCCAGGTGCTTCTTGGCGAAGCCGATGCGCTCGGCGACATGCTCCTTGGCCTTGGTGATGTTTTCGAGATCGGCGGGCAGATCCTCAACGTAGATGGCATTGTCGGTGCCGAAGGCGGACTTGGCGAAGCAGATGCCGTAGGTGGACATGCTCTGCTTGGCAGACGGGGCAATGGCAAAGATGATTTCATCGTCATCGCCGGACTTTTTGCCGGGCTTGGTCAGCTGCAGGGCCTGGGGAGCTTTGGTGTGGAGGGTTTTCAGCTGGGCCATAGTCAGGGTGGAGGTGATGGAGAAGGTGGTTTCGTTGATTTTGACAGTAGACATAATGTGTGTCCTTTCTTTGGCGTGTAGCCAATGTAAAAAATATTTGCAAGTGCGGAATGCACGGTTGCCTAGGTTGGAGAATTGGTGAGGGAAGCGAGTTCATGCCAGGCTTCCCGGTAAGTATCGGCGGACTGGATGAAGGTGGGGCCGTCACGGATCTCGTAATGGCCGTGGGTGGGGATGATGATGTACATGGGGGTCAACTCCTTTTATTTGCGAAAACTTGTAAATAACAGGGTGAAATAAAACCTGCCAGACGGGGCAGGGCGGGGAACAAATTATAATAAGGCTGGGATGCGCTGTGAGAAACGAGAAGAAAACGGGCGAGAAACTGCATGGCCACAAGGAAACACGGCCTGTAGGGGCTATGTGGGGCGCTGAGAGGGATGAGGTTTCATGCTGGCGGGTGACTTTGTGATTTTGATTATATACAAGTTTTCGCAAATGTTCAAGCCGTAAAAATGTTGCTTGATGCGGTGAGAATGTTGCATGGCCGATGACAAAATATGTTCGCTTTTTGGCTGTACAAACCCGGTGAGGTGGTGGGTTAGTAAAAGCAATGTTCCAAAACGGCCTAAAAACTGCGTGTCAATACGACTAAGAAGGTTCAAAATCAGGCTGAAAACAGCACGTCAATAGCGTTTATATATAAAGATAAAGATAGATATATAAGAGGGCGGTGCGTCCGGCGTTTGGAATGGGAACGGGTTTTGCGCTTGTGTTACGGTTTTGCGGGACTCTGGGGCACAGGCTTGTAGGCAGCGCAAGTTTTGGTGGCGGAACAGGAAACGGTGTTCGTTTTGGTGAGGGGAATGGTGGGCGCGATGGGAGGAGCGGCAAGGGTGGTGGCGGACTGGAGAGTGAGAGGTTTCGTTTCGGCTTTGGCTTCCGTCATCTTGGTAGGTTTGATTTTGCCGTCAATAACATCGTGCAGGTAGTTATAACAGCCGATGACGAACAGAGACTTGCGAAGAGGGTCAGCGAAGAAATCATCAATGGTGTAAGGATAAGAAGCTTTTTCGTGAAGGGCTTCGTTGCTGTAGTTGTAGCCGTAAGAGTAAACGGTGGTGGGGCTGTGGCGGACATTGAATTTGCGGGTGATGTAGTTGCAGCCGAGCTTGACATAGTTCATGAAGGCGGCAGAGCTGTAGTTGAGGACATCGCGGACGGGAAGAGAAACGGGGAAATCAGCAGCGGCAATAATTTCATCATAGAGGGTGACGATGCGTTTTGCCAGGCCGGTTTTGGTGGTGAGGAACCAGTCGTCCTGGGTTTTGAGCTGGCGGATGGCGGCGTCAAGAGCTTTTTCGGAAGTGATTTTTCTTTCAAAGTCAGTCATGGTAAGTAATTCCTTTCTTGGCTTAGAGTTTAATAGGCAAAAGAAAAAAGCCTTGCGTGGCAGGCAGGGCTTTGGAGGTGATTGATTTTTAAGTTTCTCCCAAAGGAGTTTTTTCATGATACTGAAAATCCAGATCATAATTACGGCCGCAGATACATTCTATTGTTGCGATAGGTTTGCTTCGCGGGGTTTCGGGTTTATAGATATGAAGAATGCCCTGTGTTTTACCGCAATCGGGGCATTTGAAGTCGGTAAATTCATCACAGAGAGGTTCGAGTGTCACCCAGCCGTCCGGGTTGCTAATAATAACATCCCAGATGAGAAACATAATGTTACCAGGAGTCAGGACATCGGGGGAATCCTCATTAAGATTAGAAAGCTTTGGTTCTTCGCCCCAGGACTTATCATACCGAAACTGGGAACCTGCGGGAATACCAGGAAGGTCTTTCAAGGTGGTCACTTTATAAACCATAATGCAACGCTCCTTACGAGTAGGTAGGGTTTTTATGGATATGATTCAAACTGGAATACGGTTTAGAGGCTGAACTTGGTCGGGTTTTCATCGGCGATTTGAAGGGCGCGATAGAGAATATTGGAGATGGCTTTATTGGTGAGAGCCAGCAACTTTAAGATCTCGGTATCGCTGGTGCAGGCAAAGGCTTCAAAGTGGGAATTGAGATAGTCAACATAAGAGCTGAGAAGAAGAGAATCGGTTTCGTCGTGGTAGGCTGTTGCGGTATCGGCAAGGATGCGGGTACGGGCAAGGGCAGAGATGACAGGGGTGTCACGGAAGTTGATAGGATTATAGCGGTCGGTCACATGATGAACGGTCCATTTTTCTTTGCCGGTACATTCAAGGATGAAAAGGCGGGCGGTACTGTACTCCAAGTCGGTATCAATATCGTTCTGGACAGCATCAATCTTATCAGGGGCAGGGTCGAGATTATAAATGCTCTGGTCGGAAAGTTTTGAGATGAGAAGCAGGCGGGGATGACTGGAGGAAAAACCTTCACGGCTGCCGTTGTTGATGTTGGAAAGATAAGCGGAGGTCATGAGAAGGTCCTCACGGGAAGCGGGGATGGGGTAAGCGAATTCATAGAGGAAAGATGTGAGCTGCTGAAAATCCATAGGATCGCGGTTGACCTGGATGACCATATAGGGTTCATTGTCGGCGCCGAATTGTGTGGCCGGAGGGGTGAAGGTGCGGAGCTGGGAGAGGGTGATGTGATGAATCATGGTTAGTCCTCCATATTATCGTTTAGTGGACAGCAGCGAGGACGGGGGCGGCGGCACAGCAGAGGGTTTTGCAGCCGATGACGCGGCCTTGGGTATCGCGGACCATGCAGCAGGGGTAAAAGACATCGGAGCGGGTAGGAACGCGGGAGGCGACAAGAGCACTAACAATGTAAATCGTATTGGGCATGGGGTTTGGCAGGTTTTCGACATCGCCATAGTAAGAGTGGGAGATGGGGATGGTTGTACCGGAAGCGGTGGTGAATTCGCCGTCGGAGATGGATTCAACATAGACGCGGGCAACCACGCCGAAGGGCTTGATGGAGGCGGTGCCAATGTTGATTTCGTGCGGGGTGAGGTTGAGAATTTGGGTAGACATGGGGCGGTACTTCCTTTCATGCTGCGCAGCTTTGTGGCTTGCGGATTCGTTTTTGAATTTACAATTTGTTCATGATATTTGTTATGATGGTAGAATTTATGCGGATTTTTACTTGAAAAGTTTGGTGGAAACGGAGAAATAATTTTATTTTACGGTTTGACTTATGATTGAATTATACAACGAATGGTTGTTGCGTGCCAGTGCAAAAAGTTGGACATCAATAATAATAGCGGCGTTCCAAATCATATTTGCCGTTGGGGGTGAGGCCATCGGGGGCAGACCAATCGCAGGCGTCTTCTTCGTTTTCGGCAGAGGGGCGGATGATGGGCCAGGTGACGACATAGCACGGGGCGGTGAAATCCTTGGCGATTTCGTTGGGGCAGATGGCTGTGGCAACGTACTGGGCGATACCGTGATAACAATCATAGGAGCAGTAGGCTTGTTCCAGGAGAATGAGGGGCTTGCCATCGTAAGAGCAGGCACCGTTGAGTTCCAGGCGGGAAAGTTCGGACTGGAGGTTGAAGGGGTGGCGGGTTTTGGTTTTCATTTTGGTTCGACCTTTCTTTAACAAACTGTGTTGTTATGAATTGGGGAGCGGCGTTTTAACGTTCAAAAATCAATCTTGAGGAGGCGCTCTTTGACGGGGATATTTTCAAAGTGGTAGCCGGAATCGTAAGTGTTGGGGATGCGGGTGCGCTTGATATCGTGGCGAATGGCGGAGAGTGGGGCGGCAAGGAGCAGGGAGAGGATAGCTCCGGCAGCGGATTCAATCTCGGAATCAGGGCAGCCAAAGCCGATAAGCGGGTCAGTAAACCAGGACTTGGAGCTTTCTTCCATACAGGCATCGCCGGAGTAGGTTTCGCTTTTGGGGTCGATAGGGGTTTTGAGGTAGTGGAAGGGAAAGAAAGGGTTATTGTCCAGGCTATAGGAGTAGTAAACGCCGTTCATTGTGAAGTTGATATAGCTGGTGTGGGTGACGGTGATGGGGGCGTTGGGGATTGCTTGGAAGAGGGCGAGTTCCTTTTGGAGGTTGGAAATCAGCGGTTCCCGCACTTTGGGATGGAAGGTTGAAGCGGATTCAATGCGGCGCTGCGTTGCGGTGCAGGCTTCTTCCAGGTTGCGGTCAGAGATGACGGCGAGATACAAGGGTTTCACTTTGCCGCCCTGGGCGGTGATGAGCTGGGCCAGGCGGGTGAGGATGCGGGCAGAGTTATACTGCCAGGAGGTTGCGTAAAGACGTTCGTTCTCTTTTAAGACAATCATTTTGGTGCTTCCTTTCATCTTGTGATTCAGTGTTAAAACCAGGTGATAGAATCAAGGTCGGCGGCAGGAATTTCTCTGCGGTCGGCAAAAATGCCTTTATATTCCGGGTGGTCGGACGGGATGAGGAAGGCGGTAACATCTTTGGCGCTCTCAAGCGTTTTCTGCACGATTCGTTCCGCAATGATGGTGGACATGGCAGTAAAATAAGTAACGCATTTTGCGTAGGGAATATAAAACGTGACGGCGTACTGGCGCAGTTCAGGCTGCCAGATGCGATAGGGGTCATTCAAGGCTAGGCTGCGCAGATTGACAAAGTGGTTGTGGTGTGCCTTGATTGCGGCGCGGCATTCATTCAGGACCTGGGCGGTGCCGGGAATGATATCCGTGGGGAGAACCGGTTCGTCATCGGTGAAGTAGCTGCGAATAGCGGAACGGATTTCATCTATCGTTTGGCGGCTGTTATAATGGCCGATGACGGTAGGTGCGTGGGTGGAATCAGTGAGAATGAGAGCGTAGGGGGTATTCATTTTGCAGCTTCCTTTCATGATTCAATTTATTCAGAGGTAGTGGGCGGGAAACGCCTGGCCGACTTCTTTATAGGTGGTGAAGATGGGACCGTGGTGGCAGATAAAATCATGCAGGCCGGCACGCAGGGCACGGAAGATTGCGTCTTCATTGTAATGAGCGGAAGCTTTGTTATAATCGCGCTGCCAGGTGGTAAAGTAGGTTCGGATTGCTTTGGATTCCCAATCATTTTGGAGGAAGGCGGGGACCTTGCCGGAATCATACTGCTGCCAGGCTTTGGCAAAACGGATATCGCCATAGATGCGGGAGGCCATGTTATAGGCGATTTTCTGCTCTGCGGTGCAGACGGACTTGTCCACGCCGCGGATTTTGTGGTATTGCAGTTTCATTGCGGAACTCCTTTTAATCAGAGAATGATCTGGGTGCCTTCATCCAGGGCTTTGCGGAGGGTATCGGCAAGCGCGTTGAGGTCCGTGAAGTTTTCATTGGGCAGGGGAGAGTTGACGGCGTGATAGGCAAAGGTTTCAAACTGGCTGCGGGTGATGGTGCCGGATTCGGCCAGCTTGGCGAATTCAGCGAGGGAATCGGCGGTGGGTTTGGGCTGATGAAGGGCGAGGGCATCCAGCATTTCCGATTTGACTTCCGTATAGCCAACGGTTTCAACATATTCACCCGGGAAGGCCGTTACGATAACGGTGCAGTTGGGAACGGTGTGGGAAACGATACGGGTGGCGGTGAGATCCGTGATGGTTTCAATAACGGTGAAGTGACGGTCGCCGGTTGCGGTTTCATAATAGACGCGGAACGGGGTTGTTTCGGGGTCAGAGAGGTCATCGGCAGGCTTAACGCGCAGGTCTACATAGTGCGCGGGATTCTTTTCGATTGCGGTGCGGCACTGGTCAAGGATGTTCATTGCGGCGTTGGAGAAGCATTTGAGGCTTTCGACCGACTGGGATTCACCTTTCAGCCAGGCGTGGGCACTCTGGCGGGCTTGACAGGCGGCGGGACGGGTATTGAAATAGCCGATGATGGTGGGCAGGTGAAGAGAATCGGTGAGGACGAGGGCATAAAGAGTCAACATTTCGGGTACTTCCTTTCATTTCATACTGTTTTTTGGCAGGAGATTCAATCGGCATCAATGGCCAGGGCGTATTCATCCGACTGGCCAAAGACGGTAAGGGTTACGGTTGCGGGGGATGCGGGGTTATAATCAATTTGGATGTTGGTCATGACCAGGCGGCAAGTGGCGGCGAAGGTCAGGAGGATAAGGCCGAGGGAGAGGAGGAGGGCGGAGAAAATGCGGCGAGGTTTCATTTGGGAGACTTCCTTTCATTGGCAAAGCCGATTCAATTTATCTGTAACGCCAAAGATAGCGTGGCAGGTATGAAAAAACGCCCTTGACGATTGAATCAAAGGCGTGGTGCGGGTCAGACCGGTTGCGGAACGAAACGGAATTCCCAAAGGGTGGGGTTATAGCTTTGCAGACAGGTTTGAATCATCAGAGATTTATATTCGTCCGCCTGCTCTTGGTTTTCGGCTTCGTACTTTGTCAGAAGTTCTTTGGGTTCCCCTGGCAGACCGGTCCATAATTCACAAACAACTTTCAAAATATCCCTCCTTTGCTATGTACTGCTTTGGGCGTGCAAAGAGGGGGCTGTTTGTGGTTTTGGCCCACAAGAAAACGCCCTAACCGGAATGGCTAAGGCGTTTGTTCTGGGTCAAAATATTCATGATATTCATGATGGGATGGTGGGATGTCATGCCGCCTTGCGGTGGGTGGCGGTGCGGTGCTTTGCCGCTTTGGGTCTTGCCACTGGTTTGTGAATGGCATACACGGCCAGAATCAAAATGGCGATTGAAACGGCCAACAGAATGAAGGGGTGGCGCTCGGCCAGGGCGGGAAGGCCGAAGAGAATGGCCAGTGTTACAGCGGTAAAGGCCGCGAACCGGGTGAGGTGGGTCAAGAGGGTTTTCATTTTTTCAGCCCTCCAGTTCTGCCTTTGTATAGACGTCGGAGTCGTTTACCCCATAAAACAAGTCCGGTGCTTCGTCTTCGCTATAGACGGAGGCTTCGAACTTATCTGGGTTGCTATTAAAGCAGCACAGAAGGTCCGTGCAAACCTGCTTGCTAAGCTTTGCCACATTGAACAAGTGGCGAAAGTCCTGTTCATACAGAGCATAACTCATGCCCACCTCGATGTCAGAGGCGAACTTTTTGGCTGTTTCGCGGTCGTCGATGTAGGCGATCACTCCACCAAAAGTGGAATCGCCGATATAGTAATTGAACAAAACTGCGTTTTTCATGGCAATACTTCCTTTCAAACGATTCATTTTAGTTACCCCGTAGGGTTGGTGGTAGGATGCTTCCTTCCCCCGGCCTACCAACTCCGGGCATAGTAGTGCTATCAAGCGGCAGGCTGTTCTTTGGCCTTTGGGGTGGCTTTGCTGGCAGCAACATGGGCAGCCCGTTCGGCCTGCTTCGGAGTCTTACCGCTGAGAAGGGTTACAATTTCTTCCTTCTCTTCCGGCGTGGCATGGCTGGCCATAACAAGAGCCAGAACGGCCTGCATGTTGATGGCACGGGACTTCAGCTCTTTCAATTCGGCCTTGGCAGCTTCGAGTTCATTGCGGGTTTCTTCCGCGGCATCGGCCTTCTGCTTGTTGGCTTCCTTGGTTTTGGCAGCTTTTTCCCTCTTGGCCTGGTTATTGGCGGTTTTTGCCGCCTTGAAGTCCTTTTCGGAAACACGTTCCAAGGGTTTGCCCGCAATCAGGCGGCCACAGGAAAGAACCAGATACTCCAGGAAGAACGTTTCGACCTTTTCCCAGTTCGTGCTGGTTCCATCCTCGGCCTTTTTACGAGCAGCTTCGGCATTTTCGCCGATAATGAACAGGTCAGCATCCGTGCAGGAATACAGAGGGCGGGCAGCATCCACCGCACGGCGGCCGGGACGCTGGCCAAACGCCTTGAAGAACGTATTCATCTTCTTGCGAACGTCCGCCGCGGCAGCATCCAGTTCAGCCTTATTTTCCTTTTCCCAGCCAGCAGATTCACGGCAGGACGCCATGAAGTTGGCGGCAAGGTAGATACCACGGGCAGAGTTGAGCAAGCCAGCCTTGGATTCGACAACGCCATAGGAACGAAGATTTTCATCCGTGATAGTGGCAAGTTCGTTTTCCGGGTCGGCATAGTCCTGGGCAAATCTGCCCAGTGCGGTCAGGGTGAGCTTGTTAGTCTTTTCGGACTTGGGAACCGGGTTCTGGCGGGGTGCCTTGGTGGTTGCGGACTTGGTGGTAGTAGTAGTGTTCTTTTTCATGGTAGTACATCCTTTCATTCTGTTAGATACTTCATTTCATTTTTTGCCCTGTTGGGCATGGTAGTGGGATGCTTTCTGCCCCTGGCCCACCAACTCCAGGTATCGCCCTTATAGGGTGGCAATGAGGGTGCAGTCTACTAACTGCGGGTTAGGGTAGAGAGTGTCCGCAATGGGTTGACCCTCTGTATCGAACGCCAGACAGCGCTTGCAACGGTCGCGGAGTAGGTCGAGTACCTTATTCTCGGCCCCGCCGTTAGAATAGGCAGGGACAAAGCTCTTGAAAATAGCCCCTGATACTAACTGAAAGCGGACTTCCCAAAGTTTCAACATTTCTATACTTCCTTTCTTGACACGGTGTTGACTATGTGATAAACTACAAATAAGAGGACGGAGTGCCGCCGCGTGAACAGCGACACCCCGCTTGCCTATGCGGCTCCGGCTTCTATGGCTTCGTCAAGTGTTGCATACTCAACACCATCAGAACCTATGTAGCCAAAGTCGGTGTACATTGGCAAGACCCCCTTTTCTGCCGCCTAGGTATAGCATGGGCGGCTTTTTTCTACCCTTGCGGGCAGTGGAAAGCAGGCCAAGAAACAGTGACCTGCTGGGCTGTGCTGGGGTTATGTATTTGCTATTCCAAACCTTGACTAGATTATTTGATTTGACATTCCAAGGCTTGAAAGTGTAAAGTTTACAAGGTGCAGTCAAGCGTACAGCGCTAACTTTAATCAGACTGCCAGCGCGGAAACTTCCACCGTTTGGGGGACGGCTTTATATTCCGTGGATTTCCTGACTTGCCGCTAACCCGAATAGCGGTAGTTTCTGGAGACTATCCCCGCAGAATGCAGGGCGGCCACATTTTCTTCCAACTGTGACTGTTGGTGCTTTGTTGAACCGGTTTTTGAACCCCACTAGATAGCAAGGTTTGCTTCCGGGTATGGGAAAGCTGCACTTTCCGACTATTCAGTTTTCAAGGTACAAAGAAACAACGTTCCCTTGACGGTCGAATATTGTACACTTTTCGGGCTGAAAACTTGTGTTTACTTGTACCGTGTTTCTCAAACACTTTTGCACGCGTTGTTAGGTTGACACCATGCCATTGGAATACCCAAAGGGTACACCTGTAGCTTATGCAAGGCGGCTCTTCACCCCTTGCCATGCGTGTTTTGCGGAAAGATACGTTCAGCGCAAAAATTACAACTAGGACTTTTGCGAGGGCCATTGTAGTGTCAAGCAAATGAGCGGCGCGAATGAGCGCACACTACACGGGCCAAAGAAAAACCAGTGTACAATATTCTGTTGTCAAGGTGCGGTTGTTTCCAGTATCTGTATACCGTTGACCGTATCCAGTGTTAGGGCACCAAAGGCGCCCCCGTGAATACGCGGTAAACAGATTGTCTACTTGGAACGGGGTGTTTGCTGTGTTCCTTTCGACAATCACATAATACCACAGTAGAATTTTGACCTGATTTTTGCAAGGGTGCCCACAGGGGCGCTTTATATGCATATAAAGGTACAAATCCGCAAAATGTGGTGTGTAAAGCCAGCAAGGCGTACTAAATATGGGGCTGTATAGGGTAAAATTTGACGCTATACCGCTAAAAATCCGCTACTTGCAAACCACGTTCAATAGTTTGTATGTGGGGGTATGTTAAAAAGAAAAAATAACGTGAAAGCGTGGAAAATGGGTTAGTTATCCCATCTCACTCCAGGCTCTCAAAACACAAACCAACGCACCTACGTCACTTCTCACTCTTCCACCTCCCCACCTCCTCTCTTCCTTTCTCCAAACCCCTCCTTTCCTCCACTTTCCACCCTCTAAACCCCTGTTTCCTTAATCGTTCCCTTTCTCGGAGAAAACCCCATAACAATCCGCTTTCTAGGCTCCTTTGGGGCCTTATTTTTTTACCCAAAAACGCCATAAAAACGCACAATTTGGCCACTAAAACGCACAAAAACAGCGCCAAAACGCTAAAAAACGCATAATTTCCGCTCGAAAACGCCTCGGAACGACTCTGGCGGAGCTTTTTGATCCCCGAAAACGCCCTCTTTGGGTCTTCACCAGGGGCAGATCCATCCATTTTGAGACCAGATCCGGTCAATAACGAGCACCACAGGGCTATCACAGGGCGCTCTGATCGCCTGTTGGCCGTTTTCCTACCTATTTATACTGTATAGCTGGTTCTATCCGGTTCTACGAGCAAAAATTGGGTCACACTGTCGCTAGACAGGGGGGATTCTTTCGCCCCATACAGGCGGAGCCTGTGTTACGCTTTCTCCTGAAATTTATTTTTTTGCCACTGTTGACTTCTTGTAATTGGCAGTGCTATAATAGAACCATAAGATAAAGCTCCGTAGGACACACCACACAGGAGGGAAGCCCACCATGAAAAAAAGAAACAGCGTAGCTCACTTTATTCCCCGCACTGTTACTATGCAGGAAGCCACAGAGGCCAAAGGTGGGCTGGACCTACAAGGTGCTGCAAGCTTACTGATGGCAATGATGCAGGCAAGCGCCGATGCTGATGGCCACAACGTCCTGATGGAACAGCTGGCATCCGCCATGGGTTATAAGCTGGTACGCGAAACACCACAGCCGCGCCAGCGGAGCCGCAGTAAGAAAGCTCGTGCCGCCCGCTATGCACAGCCCAAACTGAGCCTGGTAAAAACCAATGGTGTGGCAAAACCAACGCCGGCAGAGCCGATCCGCAGCCGCGAAGACTTTAACGCCATAGCCACCTATCTGCACACCCAGGGACGCCCGTATAACAGGCAGCGGAACTATACCTTGTTTATATGTGGTGTGACACTGGGCCTGCGTGTGGGCGATCTTTTACGCCTTACCGTTGATGATGTATGGGATTGTGAGCACAACTGCCCGCGCCACCGCGTAATTATCATCAATGAAAAGACCGGCAAGCGCACCAATGACCTGATTACCCCGCTGGCAGCAGGTGCGATTACCGCCCTGATTGAAGAGATGCGGGGCCGAACCATGAATGTGCTGAAGCCAGGCTGGCCATTGTTCCAGAGTATGCGCAGCCCCAAGGGAGTGCCGCAGCCGCTGGACGAAACCCAGGTGTGGCGAATCTTGAACCAAGCGGCAAAAGAGTGCGGCATTAAAGAGCATATTAGTACCCACAGCCTGCGCAAAACCTATGGCTATGCTGCAAACCACGCCATGACAGAGGCCGGGCTGCCGGCTGGTCAGGTGATGGAAACGCTGCAAAACAAGTTCCACCACAGCAGCCAGAGCATTACGATGCGCTACATTGGCTTGAGCCAAGAGCAGATTGATGCAACGGCAATGGCGGTAGATACAGTGTTGGGAGTGCCGCCGTTGGCTACTATATAGCAATGCCCATTAAATTTGGGTGCCTGGCAAGCACCCACTTTTTTACCTTTACTAAATACAAGTTTTCGCAAATGAAGGAGGCAAATAATTTATGGAAAATCACAACACAGGCACCATCAATAGCTCCGCTAGATATTGTTTGGCAAAACCGGGTGACAAGGTACGAATCACCAAAACACATCGGGCGGGCATACACCAATATTTGGCCTGCGAGGGCGATACATTCATAATTACCAAAGTAGTGGACAATCAGATCCCCTATGGGCGGTGGCTGCAGCCGAGCGGTATGCTGGCGGTCAGGGAGCTGAAACTTGACCCAAACTGCTGCACGTTAATTACGCCGGAGGAATGTGGGGCACCGGCTGTTACACCAGAGCCAACCACGCTACGCAGTGTGACGATTGATGTGAGCGACCCAAAGGCAGCACATAAGGCCGTGGATGATGCGTGCGCAGAGTACCAAGCCAACCGGACGAGCCGCTGGAGCACGGCAGAGACATGCAGCGCAAAACTGAGCGCCCGGAAAATGATGGCCCCGCTATATGAGCAGGGTGTCAGCATGGCTTGGTTTATTGAATCAGATCCAGACCGCCGGCACGTTTGCTTGGAATGTAACCATGGCACGCCGGATACATGGGCGAAAAGTCATGGCTATTCTACCAACTATGTGCAAATCACCTTTAACGAGAATGTAGACTTCGATGAATGGATTGGCCGTTACGCCTGCCTGTGCGCATTGACGGGCACCCCTATTGCCGATGTCGTTATGCGCAACATTAAGATTGACACTTGAATAATTAACAAAGTTTTGGAGGTAAAAACCAATGAAGAAAATCCCTACCTTATATAAGCGCGAATTCAGTGGCCACAAGATTACCGGAATCTGTGACGAGATTACGCCGGGCTGTGAGGCGGCGCTGACGGACGAGAGCATTGCCACATTGAAGCTTGACGGTGCCTGCTGCGCGATTATTAACGGCGAATTCTACAAGCGCTTTGATGCCAAGCCGGGCAGAGCAGTACCGGAGGGCGCGATTCCGTGTGACGAGCCAGACCCAGTAACTGGCCACTGGCCCCACTGGGTGAAAGTGGCGGCAGATAACCCCGCGGACAAATGGTTTGTGGAGGCGCGAAACAACAGCTGGGATGACCTGCCGAATGCAACTTATGAGGCGATTGGTCCGCACTTCCAGAAGAATCCCTACGGGCTGGACAAGGACGTGCTGGTGCGACATGGCACGATCAGTATTGATATCCCGAACCTAAGCTTTGAGGGAATCCGGCGCGGGTTGGAGTTGGCCGCCATGGAGGGCATCGTGTTCTGGCATGAAGGAGCGCCGCTGTGCAAAATCAAACGCAGTGACTTTGGCTTTAAGTGGCCGGTGACGCAAGACGAGCTGAACGCGGAGTTTGGGGCAAATAATCCTGATCCGTGCGAGTTGGTGCGGCGGACGGCGGCTATGTACAGCAGGCATGAATTCCCGACAGATATGACCAAGATGTTTGAGGTTGAACATGAAGCCGCCAAGGAGGAAACTCAGGCATGAAAATTATCGACTTTGAACGCAAGGGCAACCTGGTACGGTTCTACCTGGGTGATGATGACCTGGCGGAATGGTACGGCGATGACTGGAATGATACGCCATATGAGCATAACGCAGAACGAGTCTATGACGAATACATCAAAAGTTACTGCGATATGATGTTCCCGTTTGACGACCTGGTACTGGAACCTTGCTGCGGAACCTGCAACAGCGGGTGGTGTAAAGATGATATGGTGGCGCAAAAAGTGCCCTGCATTATTCAGGTGCCGGCTGCAGTACATAGTGACAGCTTTGATGAAAGTTTTGACCACTGGGTAGGGGCCAAGGGCGTACATAAATTTTATTTTGGCGACCATATGGAGCCGAGCGCTATGGCTGCTACCAATCCTCATTCCTAAATAATAACTTTGGAGATTTTTAACAATGGAACAGACATGCTTTGGATATTCCGTACAGCCACAGACGGAACACATTAAGGATTACACGCATACAATCGCCGTAATGTTTGAAGACATGGTAGATTATGCAGACCGCAATGGCCTTGACCGGAACGAGGTAGTAAACGAGATGCTGCACGACATGAACGCTATGAGCGGTTACTGCGATATGAATAAATACCGGCCGTTGCCGGAATAAAAAAGGTGCGGCATGACGATTGAATTATGGCGGGGCAGCTGAAAGCCAGTAGGCAAACTTGATCTTGAATAATTGGGTCAAGGACAGTGACACCCATATTTTTACAAGGAGATTTTTTATGGGAAATTTGCAGGTATTTGATATCAAGGAATTTGTGAACCGCGGTAACGGGCATGCCGGGACCCAGACACTGATTACGCCCAAGGGACGCGAGACATTCCGGCTGCTGATGGAAGCCGAAGGACTGATTGGTATGTCGGACGATACTGAGGACATGGCCGATGCTGGTTGAAACAATTTATACGGGTATAAAGATTTGCGCTTTGGCTAGTGTGTGCGCCTATGGCTGGCTGAGAGTACAGCAGGAACGCAAAGCTGAGACAGCTAAAGAACAGGCAGAAAAAACTACATGCAAGAATTGCTGTTACTGTCGGATGATTATGACTGATAGCCGGATTGTCTGCGAACTAGAAGAGAAGCCGATAGAACAACCTGCCCATTGCACGCTATTTACAGAATGGCCTGAAGACTACACGTCCAGCTTATGTTTATACTGCAAACACTGCAAAAACTATGGCAAGTTTTTTGTTCGTTGCGATATAAGCGGGTTGCGTGATAAAGCCGAAATTACCTATATTAACTATGAAAAGCGCCGCAAATACTTCCCAGATCTAGGAGGAATACACTAATGACCAATGAAGAATTTGAAATCCGCAAGAAAGAGACTGCCAGTAACCTGCAATTATTGCTTGACGAGATGCGGCAGCTGCACGACTGGATTGTGCTTAACCCGGTAAAAGAAGTCACACAGGAAGACTATAAGGACTGGGAGAATTCGTTCGGTGCTCTACTTGACAGTTTCGAGATCCTAGACTGCAACTAATAAGGAGAAACTTTATGTCAAAGTTAAAAATCGCCAGTGCTATAACTCACGCTTGCGCTGTGGCCACTGCGGTATTGGCTGCTGGAGCTGCTGTACACTTAGGCATTGACTTAGAAGCTAAAGCGCCAAAAGCTGTGAGTGTGACCACTGTACAGGCCACACACAAGATCTCCTACGCATTCCTTGAAACGCTGCCGTATACAAACCGGTATGGCGGCATTTGCGGCGCTGACACATACCTGCACTGCGGCGTGATACAGGATGATGGGATCGTAAAAGAAGAAACCAAGGATGTAGATTACGTCACTATAAAATATTCTGATGAAGATTACAGCTACAAGGCCGACTTTTACGACCGCACCACATACGATAATGAATCGTTCGAAGATCGGTATACCAGCACCGTGTACTACCTGACCGACGAGATGATGCGAGACCTGGGTACTGGAGGCAGCATATGAACGAGGCGTGGGAATCTACGGTGGACGCCATACTGATGATCTACATATGGGGACCGCTGATGCTGTTGGCATTGGGGGTTGTATGTACGCTGTTGATTTTTGGCGCGTGGAAGATAACAACAACAGCAAAACACATCGCCAAGAGATATTACGAAAAGTTCATATGTAAAAATTCAGTGAACAATAAAAACGAAATGAGGTGAAAAAATTTTTTATGGCACGACTGATTGATGCGGAGGAGTTTGAGGCGTACTGCATTGAGCGCGACCCGAAGTATTCAGAGGCCGAATGGCAGGCTTATCTGGATGGGGTACAGCGGGTTTTGGAGGCCATTGATGCGGCACCCACCATGACAAAATATGTGCGGTGTGAGGATTGTGACGAGGTGGTGAACTCCATTATATGCCCAGATTTATACTACTGCATGCTGCACGATTGCCCAACAACAAAGGAGGGATTTTGTAATGAAGGGCATATCAAATAAACGATACAGAGATCTTATGGAGATATCAAATCTGTATCTGCGTGGAGAGAAAACACTAGATGAGGTTGTGGATGCAATCAGGCTGATGCTGGCATATGACATGTGGACAAAAATGTTTGAGGAAGCCGATGTTAAAGTCGATGCCATTGGCGGACATGGCCCTGCAAGCCCCTATGACGAGCCTTTGGTGGCGAAAACAAACTATTCAGCCCAGCTAAGATACGAGCTTGAAGCGCCTGTACGGAGGGCTAAGGAGGTGAATAAAGCATATGACAAGGCTTGAAAAATTACAAAGCGCAACGGCGGATGATCTGGCCAGTCTGTTTACCATTATGGACGACGAGGGTGAATACCTGCCGCTGTTGATGCCGATGAACCTGGTGAAAGATCCTGACAACCTGGACGAAATTATTCAGAGCCAGAGCGAATGGCTGCAGGGCGAATATTGGCCGGGAGATTTTGGGCTGGGCTGTTTTGATGAACCGGTAATGCCTGAACCAGCGATTTATTCATAACCTGCGATACCACACGGTATAACATGACCTGAGACGCGCAGGGACGCGCTGTGGGGCCACAATACAAGGAGATACGACATGCGATACATAAACCAGCAGGATGCGTTAAAAGCGCTGGGAGACGAGCCTGAAAGAACTATTTAACGAAAAAGGAAAGAGCGTGATTTTATCAGCACCGGATCGGCCAGGACTAAATAAACGAGCCGTGACCTGCAACGGCCTGAAAACCAGAGGAACATACCAATGGCTTGACTTGAACGGATAGCGCTACGATCCTGGACTATTTTTGAACCGACACGTTACGGCCTGGGCGATTGTATAAAACCAGGAACGAAAAGAACAAGGAACGATCCCACCAGAACCCATGCGCCCACACAGGGTTAAAGGGGTACGGTTGAGCTTGGGATGCACGCAGAACAAGCGAAATGGTCGGCGGATACGAATTCCCGGAGGGCCAAATGCCGAGCAAAAGTACCACCTATATTTCTTTATTAAGGTTTTTCTTATTAAGCGTAAGTGAATGTTGGTTTTACCCCAGGTTTTTCGTTGTTCAAAAACGAATTGGACTGCGGATTTTGCATCGTTTCTGAACATCGTTTTCCAAAATGCGTTTTTCGAGCCGTTTTTTAAGAATTGAATGATTATTTTCGAGCCGTTTTTTAATGCGGCAAAGGAGTGTTTTTTAATGTATACGAATGGTTCCTACTTAGCGAAGCAGGTTATGCAGGTGCCGGAAGAGTTGATTTTGCGCAAGGACGTGTCGGAGTTACTGCCGGTTTACATGCTGATGTACGCAAAGTATTCGCCGTTTTACGATTTACGATTCTACAGTTATACGAGCCTGTCAGAGCTGGTCGAGCTGGCTGGAACGTTTGGGAAAGATTGCCAGCACCGCAGATACTACAACCGTGCGGCAGATGCAGTTGAGTTTTTAGAAGCATGTGGCGTGATTATGACAGAGGGGTACAACCGGGCAAAACCGACCAAACCGTTTAAGTATCGGTTCAAAGATTTGAACGAGGTGTTTGGCAAAGAAGACAAGGACGGAAAGTTTGGTTATGCTTCACTGACCTCAAACGAATATTTCTTGCTGCTAAACAGAGTGGCTACTGCCTATTCTACCGGGCGTGGCACGAACAACCTGTACCGGATCTACTGTTACCTGCGGTTGCGGTACCGCCTGTGGCAGCGTACATACGGTAAGGAAAAGATGGGGTTTGTGGCAACGTGGGTAGGATATATTAAAGCGATTTCCAAAGAACTGCACTTGGCCGACAAGACCGTATCAAACGCCATCCGGGTTATGTACCAGTGTGGGCTGGTTATCCCGTACTACGGAGCGATTGAAAAGGGAAACCTGGAATCTGACCGGCCGGAGATGATTTTGGCGCTCCCGCTAATGTGTGGCGACAACATGGTGGAGAAGGTTGTGCGCGAAACAAAGAACCGGTACCGGCGCAAACCCAACCGAGCAGGCTCCAACTGGTACCCGGCAGGCCAGACATGCGGAGCGGAGGACAAGCCAGAACCAGCAGAGGAGGTGATACCGGAACCGGAACAGGAAACCCCGCCAGAACCACCGATGGAAGAGTTGTGCAACACCCAGTTTTGCGACGGGTGGGAGATGCCATCTGATAACTACAGTGACTGGGGATTGCGTGAGGATGAAATATTCTAAGCAAAACGAACGTATATTGCCCACTTTACCTTTTCTACGAAAAAATATTTTTTGGGAGGTATAAAACTTTGAACAAGAAAGAAGCTGAAACTTTGTTGATACTGACAAATTTTCTGCATGACCTGTGGCAGGGATTTAAGGCCATGGTGCTGGTTGGAAGCTGCATTGTGGTGATCCGGCTGGCGTTGCAGATGTTGGGAACTATGGCCACGGTTGGAATTTTTGTGGCGCTGCCGGTTTTATACGCGCTGCTGTGGGCGGCACTTTCCCGTGAGGCGTTTGACAGCGGGCGGGTTAGCATTGAAAAGATTTACAACCTGGAAAAAGCCGAGGACAAAGAGAATGACCCGGATAACAAGGAGGACGAGTAATGTTCGCACCACCACTATATATTGTGCGAAAGTTGAACCTGACCTACATTATCAACCATGACTATAACATTCAGATCAGCCAGGAGGAGGAAGAGCGCTTTTATGTAAAGCAGGGTGACAACATGCTGTTCCGGCAGATCCGGCTGCTTACATATGAAAGCAACGAGTACAACCGGTTTGTTGTGTTTGTGGATTGCGTGGGTGGCCAGAACAAGAAGGCGGCCATGAAGCGGTTGATCCAGCACGGGTTTAAGATTGGAAAGCAAGAGTTTGTGCTGAGTGAACGCAGCGCCAGTATGGTGCGGCAGGGTATCTTGAGCTTTGTGGACAGGCGGTTGGCCCACGACCTTGACGTGAGAATCACGATGGGAATACAAATTCAGGAAACAGTATTGAGTAAATTTTACGCTTATCGCGGCCTGATGTATTCCAGCTGCCACTGCATTGAGAACTGGTATCCGACCATTGTGGTAGTGCCGGACTGCTTTGTGACGATACCAAACCAGAACATTAAATATGTATATGACCGCAAGATCCAGTTCAAAGACCGCAAGACCGGGGCTGACCGTGAGTGGGTGCAGAAAGACATTGCAGAAACTACCCGCGACATTGAGATAAACGCCTTTGATGGCTGCGGGATTGCACACCCAAAGATTATGCAGGAGATACAGCGGCGGTTGGGCAGTGAAACACCTGTGACCAGTGTTGTGTGGCGGATGCCGTACTTTAAGGGTGTACTGAACCAGATGGATTATGAAACGTTTTTTGCAGAACGCGGGGTACGATTCATCAAAGACATTTGGGGCGTGGAACATGATGTCAGCCCAGGGGCTGAACCCAAGATTATTGCGTGTGAGAGCATGTACAAGGGGTACAAGTATTTTAAGAAGACCGGCACGATTGCGGACTGGGAGGAATACTGGTACCAGTTCAAGAAGAACAAGCACTGCATTGGCATTGCAAAGTGGCAGTTTGATATTGACACAGAACCGCTATACACCCGCGGCAACTACCAGATTTTGCAGGACCTGGATTTGCCGGTAGACGAGTTTGAGCATCTGGCAGATTACAGCATTGATTGGGTTGAAAAGATTGAGAACGGTGACCCGGTATACACCTACTGCTTTTTGGGCATGCTGGCTGACCGGCACAAACCGCTGAATAATTATTGCGCGGCGATTTTGAAGAACCCGGAGATGCTGAAAGAGGAGGGGGTGCGAAAGTACATAACCAACCTGCTTGGAAAATATAAGGACGACATGAAGTGCGGCAAGCTGTGGCTGCGCGGAAGCTTTAAGTTCTTAGTGCCTGACCTGATTATGCTGATGGAACACATTGCCGGGCTACCCTTGAAGGGGGCGCTGGAGGCGGATGAGTTTTACAGTTTTGACAGAACAGGAACAACGCTTGGCGAACGGCTGATTGAACGCAACCCACACATTTGCAAGAGCGAGCATGTAATCCTGAAGGGCGTGACCAACCCGCTGCTGGAAAAATATTGCGGCCAGTTGGTGAACACGTTGATTGTTAATTGCAAGAGTATTACCCCGCAACGGCTTAACGGGGCCGACTACGATCAGGCGAGAAGCCTCTGTCGTACCGATTGGAAACGATCGGATATAAAACACAGTGAACATGAAAAATCATGGTGTGGTTAATACATATTTTTATGGAGCCATAGGAAATGATGGTTTGATTAACTGCTAACCGGGGACGTACTGCGAAGTATAATCCGGTGTTTGACCGTCTGCAAAATATAAAAGAAAAGGAGGTGAAGATGATGGTTGAATCTTTAGAAGGTGAAGTTTGGATGCCCGTTGTAGGGTATGAAGAACTTTACAGCGTAAGTAACCTGGGACGTGTAAAACGCAACGCAAGATCTTGGAGATCTGGGCGTAAAGGATGTCGTTTTAAGCATTTAGACGAGTCTCTTGTTGCTCAAAGAATGAATGCATATGGTTATAAAATCTGCACTCTTTGTAAAGATGGAGTGAAGAAAATAAAGCGTGTTCATGTTCTTGTGGCAATGGCTTTTATTGAAAATCCTATGGATAAACCTGTTGTGAACCATAAGGATGGAAACAAGTCCCACAACGATGTTTCAAATTTGGAATGGATGACAACCAAAGAAAATTGCATTCATAGTATTACCGTTTTACATAAAAAAGCTGGTGAACGAAAGTATACCGATGAAGAAATTTCTCAGATGGAACAAATGTATGCTGATGGTATGCGTCCATTTGAAATCGCCAACACGTTAAATATTCCGTGGCCGGATGCTTATGCTCACTCAAAATTTATTGCTGATAAGAGGGAACGTAAACAGAAGGAACAGCAAAACAAACCCGAACAAGACGGTCAAATCCACAGACTATCGAAAACCAACTTGTTAAGTTGAGTCAGTAGAGTACATGGCGGGTGAAAGTCCCGTTGTGGAAGCGCTGTGACCTAAACTACACTGCGGTGTGGCATGGATATGATATAGTCGAGAAAAACCTGAATACTTTGTCAATTAAGTACATCAGGTTTTTATGGGAGATCTTACATTGCTTCTTGACAGCCCTTTGATGATGAAGGGTGTGGACAGGAACGCAAAAATTGTAATTGACATTGAAGATAAAGTAACTGCGCTGGCGGAGAAGGACACGATCCAGAACCGCACGGCGTGCATTATGCGCAGCTTGAAGAGTTTGATTGGTGAAATTTCCAATTACGCGAGCTGCTACCACAACAAAACACCAAAAACCGAGAAGCAGAAAGAAACATACGCCCGGTATGTTGACCTGCTCTCCATAACCAACGGTGGCTTCGCCGTTGTAAAACCGCGTGAATGCCTTATCAGCAGTGTCGCCTAATAGGCGGCTAACGGTGAAACTCTTTACAATACAGCGTAAAGACAATACCGTGCCAAGCTTTGATTGCCAGTTATTGGCAATTATTGAAGGTGTAACGACTAAGGGTGATGAGTGTAGCCCTGTAGGCCGGGAGATGATAGCCCGGACGCCAAGTGCGTGGCCATGGAAACATGGAAGAGATAGTCTGGCCTGTATGGTGACATACGGGGTAATTGAAAAACGAAAGCCATCAAGAATCGGTGGCCCTGTGCGGTGACGCGCAGTGGAAACAGCTGGTGAACCTGCAAGAGCAGGGTGTACACAGGACAAATGTGGAAACGCAGGAAATGGCGTTTTGTCTGTGTGCTAACAGGGAAACTATCATGGTTGATACAATCCTGTGCCAAGCCTTATACATATAATAAGGAAGGTCAAGAGACTAGCCCGCAAGGGATGTACGCGATCCGGTGAAAATCCGGCGTGGAAGTGCCAGCCTCTCATACACGCCAAGAGTGTGAGATGATGATATAGTCCACAAGCAAGAATGCGATTTTGCAAAGACGGGCGTGCTGTACCCGGTGCCGCGGCAGATTGCCAAGTATGGCAGACCTTTGCCGTATTTTATGAAGTATGCAAGCCCGTACTATAAGCGGATGAAGCGCCTGAGCTGCGCCCACAGCAACATGAATAAGATGTGTTGGGTTATTGAAAAGTGGGCGGACGGGCTGCGCCACAAAAGGAGTGACGGGTTTGATTACACAATTATGATTGACGCGGAGGTGGGATTTAGCCAGGAGCATTTTGATGCAATTGAAAAAATCTACTTTGAGTTTAATAAAACGGTAGCCGAGCTGGCAGAGACTGAATACCATTGCCGTTACTTTGACCGGTTCAAAGATGAGCTGGAGGCTGAGGGCGTTACAAAGGAGTTTGCCGCCAACTTTGAGGTTGACTGGCAGCTGTACTATAACAAGTTCCGTGCCCGGTGTGCAGAGATTTGCCTTGATCCCAAAGAACTGGCTAACATTGCCGTGATGCTTTGCTACCAGAAATACCCCCGCCGCAGCAAGAAGTTTATGTGGGTGGTGGCCGGCACCGGCATTGTAGAGAACATCCAGCAGGTGAACATTTGCTTGCCGCAGCTGTGCGATGACGGTGAATACGAGTACCTGGGCAAGCGTTATGCCCTGGTGCCGGTTGGCAACGAACTGAACATTGAACCGATTGAAGGAGGAGAGGGGTAATGTATTACAGCTATTATTGCAATGAAAAGATGCTGCTGGATAACTTTGACGATTACAATGAAAGCCCGCGACTGTTACGGCGGTTGTTGGCGCAGAGTGGGTATGAGCCAGATTTTTGTGCAGATATGCAGCTGGCCCATACAGACCCCAAGTACATAAGGCAGTATGACCGGTTGGACCTAATCCAGCAGTACAAGAAAAAACAGCTGAAGAAGTGTGGACTGCGGCAGGTTGACAAGATCTACCTTTATGAGAGCGACCTGACTTACATCCGGCTGGCGATCCGTACTTATGGGCTGACGCAGCGACAGGTGAAGGTTTTGCTTGGCGTGATTGTTATGTGCCGGCTGAACGGCAGTGGCACGCTGGATCTGATGAACCGATACAGGATCAAACAGTTTTGCTCTTGCTTTGGGCGAGATGTGACAGCGATACACATTGATGGCGCGAACTGGTGCGACGGTTATGAAGCGCCGGTGGAGCTGGATGTGCTGAGTGACAAGTGCGGTATATTGAACCGAATTACTTGCAAGCCGGGTCCGGGGCGGATTGGCTGTTTGTATGAGTACCCGTTTTATGATCACAAAAGCGAAGGTGTTTACTGCTGGGATGTGACGGCAGAGAACAACCGGTTGGATATGGATAAATTGTGCGCAAAGATCGGGCTGTTTGACAACCGGTACTGCGAAAAGTGCGGGGAAGAGATCGCGTGGAATGCCAAGGCGCACTACTGCAAGACCTGCGCGGAATTGGAGAAAAATGCCAAGACATTGGCCCGCGTGACCCGCTACAGAAACAGAAATAGTACCTTGTAACGCTTGAAGCTGAAAACCCCCTATATATGATTATAGAGGGTGGAGTGCCCCTGACCATTATGGCCGGGGGTTCCTTTATTCTCAGATTATTTTTTTATAAGGAGATTTTTGAAGATGATTGTTATTTCTAAGGAAGAAGCAAAAATGTTGCGCAAGAAGTTCCCCGGTGTGCATATGGTTACGACCGTGAACAAGACGATGGTGGACGAGCTGCCGTATGTGCTGCAGGCTTTGCCCAACAACTATTTTGCGCAGGAAGCTTTGGCTGAGATGGAGCGTGACAAGCACCGCACCGGAATTGTGAATACACGGGGTGACGTGAATGCTTGAACTGCACAAGCTTGCCAAGGAAACTGACAATGAATACATCTACCGCATTTGTGCTGCCAAGGACCAGATTGGCACCTGGGACGATGTGGCGGATGTGATCAATAAAGAGCTGGGCCAGGACAAGGATGAGTGCGTATACCGCAAGAACTGGAAGGCGTTCAACATTCTGGCGCACGCCAGTGAAACCAACTTGAGTGACGCCCAGCAGATTTTGGGCGAGATTAAAGAACAGCGCCGCGAGCTGGAGAAAGAAAAGGTTAAGCTGCGAGATGAGCGCAATGAAGTGAGCCGTCTGATGCGGGTACAAGCCCGTGGAGAGAGCATGCGAGAGCTGATTGAACGGCGATTCAGCGCTTATAAGCCGGAGACTTTCGAACACATTGGGGTGGTTAGTACAGAGGCACTGACGACCGACCTGATTGTTCACCTGACCGACCTGCATGCGGGAGTCAAGATTGAGAACCTTTACAATAGTTTTGACCAACAGGTGCTGCGTGCCCGGCTGAAGCGCTATGCGGAAAAGGTATATGTGATCCAGCAGCGCCACAATGGCCAGAATTGTTTTTTGGTGCTGGGCGGAGACCTGATAAACGGTGAGATCCACCTGAACAACCGGCTGGAAAACAACGAGAATGTAGTGGACCAGGTAATCAGTGCCGGGGAAGCCGTGAGTTGGTTTGTGGCTGAACTGAGCCGCATGTTTGAACATGTATACATTTATAGTGTGCCGGGCAACCATAGCCGGGTGTTCCCCGCCAAGGAAGATAACCAGCACGGTGAATACCTGGACAAGCTTGTAACTTATATTGTGGACGCACGCTGTGCGGCACTTGGCAATGTAGAAACCTACCAGAATACGATTGACGAGACAATTGCGGACTTTATGGTACGCGGCCGACTGGTGTATGCAGTGCATGGTGACAAAGACACACCGGGCAGCGTGGTACAAACCTTGACTATGATGACAGGTGATAAGCCTAACATTGTGCTGATGGGACACCGCCACACCAATGCCCTGACGACTGTATACGATACGAAAGTATACGAAAGCGGCTGTGTGGATGGCGCGGACAGCTACTGCATGGATAAGAGATTGCGAAATAAACCGGAGCAGAACGTGCTGGTGGTGAATGCTTACGGCGTGGACTGCTGTTACGATATTACGCTGGATTAGAGCGTGGGATTTTTTGATGAGAGGGGATGGTTTAGAGTGGGTGAGTATGAGAAGAAGCAGCCCGAATACTTTTGCAGTTATTCGGCGCGGCTTACGAATTTTTTGAAGGCGTTTGGTTTGAGCTATGAAAGCCGGCAGATAAACCCCATTACCCAAACAAGCTACTGTGTGTTTAAGCGTAGCCAGAAATTGATGGATGTGGTGGAGTTTTGGAACGAGTGCCGGAACAACTTCCGTGATTATGATGAGAACGGGAACCGCGCCGATAAGGCGGGTGACTGAACATGGCCGGAAGACCGAAAGGCTCTAAAAATAAAGCTACAATTTTACGAGAAAACGCAGAAGCGCAGGCCAAGATCCGCCGCATGATGGCAGAGGACGATGGGCCTGCGTATTTTGTTTGCGCCTGTTGCGGCAAGCGGTTTATGCACCAGAAGGATAATTTTTCCCCTGCGCAAAGCGAACTGTGGCGAGGGAACAACCATTACTTCCCGGTATGCAAGAGCTGCATGGACAAGCTGGTTGACCATTACACCCAGGCGCTGGGCAATGAGGATGAGGCCATGAAACGGGTGTGCATGCTGTTTGACATTTATTACAGCGAGGGCCTGCTGAAAAGCACGGCAAAGCACGCCCCGAACACAAGCCGGATGACAGCTTGGATCAGGCATTGCAACATGACCCAGAACCATGGCAAAACCTTTGATACTTACCTGGAAGAAATCAACGGGCGGGTGATCAATGATGTAAGCGATATCAGCGAGACACGACCAAACGGCGGCAAGGTAAGCCAGCGTATGGTTGGGTTTTGGGGGCCAGGGTTCAACGAGGCCGAGTATGTGCGGCTGGACAATGAATACAAGGACTGGATTACCAGGTATGAGTGCTCCACCAAGGCGCAGGAAGAATTGTTCAAAGCAATCAGTATGGCGCAGATTATGCTGACCAAGGCATACCAGACGGGTGACACCAAGAAGGTAAAAGAGGCCAGCGATACTTTGCAAAACCTGCTGGGCAGCGCCAATATTAAGCCGAACCAGACGAACGATAATGCGCTGGCAGAGGCAAATACCTTTGGCACCTTGATTAAAAAGTGGGAAGACAAAAAGCCGATCCCGGAAGCTGCGCCCGAATGGCGGGATGTGGATGGGATTGGTAAATATTTCCGTACTTGGGTGACAGGGCCAATGATGGAACTGTTCAAAATCAAGAACCCGTGGCAGAAAGAATACGAGGAAGGCATGGCACCTTATACGGCGCACCGACCTGAATACACCGGCGGAGAAGAGGAAGAGAACGAGAGCATTCGCAACGCCATTTTTGGCACCCCCGGTGAGTGAGGTGGTGCGTTAAATGGTGAAGAAAACTGCAAGAGAGGTTACGGAAGATAAGACAAGCCGGATCATGAATGCCGTGGCGCTGTGGGCCAGCTTTTACCGGGCGAACCCGCAGAGGTTTTGCAAGGATTATTTGAACGTAAACCTGAAGATGTTCCAACAGATTTTGATTTATTGCATGGCGCTATGCACAAATTTTTGTTTTATAGCGGCGCGTGGTCTAGGCAAAACGTTCCTATGTGCAATTTTCTGCTGTTGGAAAGCGATCTTGTACCCAGGCAGCTTGATTGTGATTGCGAGCAAAACGCGAAACCAGGGCAGCTTGGTACTGAAAAAGATTGAGCAGGAGTTGGTGCCGCGAAGCCCATTACTGCGCAGTGAGATAAAAGATATAACGATAAACCAGAGTGTGGCGAAGATAACCTTCCGCAATGACAGTGTGATTGAGGTTGTGACCGCCGCAGACACTGCCCGTGGCGGCCGTGCGAGTTTGCTGATCATTGACGAGTACCGCATGGTTGACAAGGAAGTGCTGGATCTGGTTTTGAAGAAGTTTTTGAACTACATCCGCCACCCCGGCTACATGGATAACCCCAAGTATGCCCATTTGGCAGAGCGCAACCAGCAGATGTACCTAAGCTCTGCATGGTTTGAACAGCACTGGTCATGGGATTTGTGCAAGGATTACTTTGTGAACATGTTTGACACCACAAAAAATTACTATTGTTTCCGATTCCCATACCAGATGAGTATTAAGGAAAACCTGCTACTGAAGAGCCAGGTAGAAGACGAGATGACAGAATCGACGTTTTCTGACATACGGTTCCGCATGGAAAATGAGGCGCTGTTTATTGGTACGACAGACGGTGGGTTATTTAGCTTTGACGACATTAACAAGCAGCGCAAGATCATAAAAGCGTTCTATGCGCCAAACATGATTTTGAACAATAAGGCAGCTTGCCAGTTGCCGGCCAAGAAGACCGGCGAGAAGCGGATTTTGACGGTCGATATTGCCCTGATGAGTTCCAAGCGCCGCGACAATGATGCCACCAGTATCTTTTTGAACAGTTTGGTACCCGACAGTACAGGCAAGTGTACCAGCAATATGGTGTATACCGAAAACTGCGAGGGTATTATTACGCAGGATTTGGTGCTGAAGCTACGCCGTTACTTTAAGTATTTTGAGTGTGACTACATTGGCATTGACGCAAAGGGCCTTGGTGCTCCCATTATGGATCTGCTGATGCACGAGTGCTATGACCCAGAGACGGGCGAGACATACCCACCGCTGAACTGCTGCAATAACCCGGATTTTCAGGAGCGGTGCCCCGATAAGACGGCACCCAAGGTGATTTGGGCGATCATGGGCAGTAGCCAGTTTAATAATGACGTGACAATTGCGTTGCGAAGCGGAATCCAACAGGGGAGAATCCGGTTTTTGGAATCCGAATATGACTGCGAAGAGATTTTGCGGGCTAACATTAAAGGTTACGACAAGCTTTCACCAATGGAGAAGATGGCGCTGCAGATGCCGTATATCAATACCGGATTGGCTGTAAATGAGTTGGTGAACCTGGAATATGAAGCAACGAATAATTTGATCCGTGTGCATGAGAAGCCCGGCGCACGCAAGGACCGTTACAGCAGCCTGAGCTACAACTATTACATTGCGCTGCAGGTTGAACGCATGATGAGTAAAAACTTTATGCGCAATAAGAAGATTGAAATAAACTTTAGAGCGCCCAGACTGCGGCATTAAGGAGGCGGCTATATGGAAGAAATACAGCAGAAAAAGGTCGCCATGATCAGCCCGGACGGCAAGAAAAGCTTTGTGCCATTGACGGAATTTATGAGTAAGGTGCGATATGCGAACCTGGCAAACGTGAAGATCCGCGACCTGGAAAATAACCGCGACTACAACCCTACTTATAAAAAGTACACCAAGAGCCAGATTGTTACCTATTTGGCGAACCCGGCCAACTATGAAGTGCAGCTGCGGCAGATGAGCCAATACCTGTTCAATATTTCGAACTATTACAGGCGGCTGATCCAGTATTTTGCCAACATGAGCACGTTCAGTTACATTGTGGTGCCGTATGGCGTTGATTATTCCAAGAATGTGAACCTGCAAAAATTCAAAAAAGGTTACTATGCGGTGACGGCACAGTTGGAAAAGATGAACCTGCGGCACGAGTTCAGCCGGGCGTTGATGGTGGCGTTCCGTGATGATGTGTATTACGGATACGCATGGGAAACGAACGACAGCTACACATTCCAGCAGCTGGATGCAGACTATTGCAAGATCAGCAGCATTGAGGATGGTGTATACAACTTTGCGTTCAATTTTTCTTACTTTGATTCCCACAGTGAGCGATTGCCAAATTTTCCACCGGAATTTACTACGATGTACAGTGCGTACCAGAAGGATTCCGGCTTGAAGTGGCAAGAGTTGTCAAGTGAAAATTCTATCTGTTTGAAAGTAAACGAGCAGACGTATGTGCCGATTCCGCCGTTTGTGAGCTTGTTCAGCGCACTGGCGGATATTGAAGACTACCGGGCGATCAGCAAGGATGCCAGCGAAGTGAATAATTACAAGGCGTTGGCGCTGGAGATCCCGGTGGGGGATGACGGTACATTTTTGATTGACTACGACCTGTGCAAAGAGTTTTACGACATGCTGTGCAACGTGCTGCCGGAGAACATTGGCGCGATTATGAGTCCGATGAAGATCAGCAGCTGGGACTTTGAAAAAAGTGGAGCTGTAAGCGGCAGTGACGATGTGGCAAAAGCCGAAAATTCGATGTGGAAACAGGCGGGTGTAAACAACATCTTGTTTGGTGGCGGTGAAGACCCCAGCAGTTCAACGCTGAGCCTTTCTACTGTGAATGACCAGATGATTGTGTTTGCGATGATGCGGCAGATTGAACGCTGGATCAACCGTAAATTAAAGAGTGTTTCGACGGCAGTTAAGTTTAAGGTAAATATTTTAGATGTGACGTATTTTAACCGGCAGGAAGTGCATGACCGCCTTGTAAAAGATGGCCAGTACGGAATGCCGGTACGCAGTGCCATTATGGCGACAAGCGGATACAGCCCAAGCGACGTGGAGAACATGCAGTACCTGGAGAACACGGTATTGAACCTGTCGGCCAATGAGGTGCCGCTGATAAGCTCCAACACGCAGAGCGCTGCTGACAGTAATGCCGCGACAGATGAAGGCGGACGCCCCACCAATGCAAGTGAGGGTAAGACGCTGACAGACGCAGGCGAGAACAGCAGCGAGGAAGACCTGGCGACAGGAGGCTGAGTGAACGATGAAGCGCGAAGTTAAAGTACGCGGCCGTGACGTGGTACTATATTTGCTGCGCCAGAAAAAGAAGCTGGTGCGGGAAGAGCACGACAGTGGCGGCCATACAGTATATATTTTTGAACTTGACGACGATGATTTGAAGGCTGTGCAGGAGTTTGCCGCACAGCAGAAAAAACGAAATTACTTTTGAGAGACCGCTATGCAAGCGGCCTTTTTTAGTTTACGGGGTGATTGGATGTGAGTGAGCGGTTGAACCGCCTGCCAATTACCTTTGAAAAAACCGGAGAAGTGATGGGTAAAGATACACGTTTTATTAACGTGACGATTGATGTGCTGCATACTGGCGGCAACCTGAACGGATCGCGGTTTGAAAAAGAGGTAGTTGACCGGGCAGCAAAGAGTATTGCGAATACCCCGATCCTTGGATACATTGAGCAGAATGACGATGATGAGCTTGATTTTAAGGGCCACGAACATGAGCTGATTGTGGACGAGGACGGGATTCGATATGTATATGCCGGCAGCGCTTACGGTGTGATACCGGAGAGCTGCAACCCGCGCTGGGTAAGCCGGGATGACGGCACAGGAAAAACACGGGAATATTTGCGCGTTGACGGGTTGCTGTGGACCAAGTTTGACGATTCCTGTGGGATTTTTGAGCGGGATGTGGTGAAAGGGCAGAGCATGGAGATCACCAACATGGAAGGCTATGTGGATAAAGACGGCTACTATGTTGTGCAGAATTTTGATTTTGATGGCTGCTGCGTGCTTTCCACCACTGACCCGCAAATCCGACCAGCAATGACGGGCAGCACAGTTACGGCGAATTTTACCGCCGCGACGATTGCGAGCCAGGTTAAGGATATGCTGGCGGAATACACAGCTTTACAGAGATCTGAATCCTCCAAGGAGGCTCAGATAGATAATTTTGCGAAAGGAGACGATTGCTTGAAAGAAAAAGAAGAAATTCTGGCTTCTTACGGCATTGACGCTTCTACGCTGGAGTTCTCTTTGGAGGAAATTACCATTGAGGAACTAAAAGCGAAGTGTGAAGAGATGACCGCGGCAAAATCTGCCGAGCCGGAAGAGCCGCAGGGTGAACCGGAAAGTGAGCCGGCGGCAGAGCCTGCTGCTGAACCCGCAGAACCCGAAACCCCGGCAGAACCGGAAGGCGCTACGGAACCGGAAGGCGGCGAACCTGCTGCGGATTACAGCCTGAACCTGTGCGACAAGCTGAACGAAGTAAACGAGGCCATTAGCGCTGAAACCATGATTGACCCGTGGGGCTATGAAGTGAGCCGCTATTGGCTGCAGGATGTGCAGGATGACCTTGCCGTTGTGATGGATTGCCAGGATTGGAAGATCTACAGCTTTACCTTTACCATGGATGGCGACAACGTGAAAGTTGATTTTGCCAGCAAGAAACGCATGAAGGTAAAGTACGAAGCCTGGGATGAAGGCAGTGCCGATGTGGGCGTGCCCGCGTTGTACAGCACCATGGGCGACAAGGCCAAAGAGCAGACCGAAAAACTGGAGGCTGCCAACAAGCAGTACAGCGAACTGAAAGCAGAGTATGACGAGATGAAGCCGAAATATGATGCTTACGTTGCGGCCGAGGCTGCTGCTGCCAAAGAAGAAGAGAGCGCTAAACGCGAACAGCTGTTTGCCGTTATGGATCAGAAGCTGGATGGCGATGCTGATTATGCCAAGCTGCGAGATAACAGGACGATGGAGTTTACCGTTTTGGAAGATGCTTGCTACAAGCTGTTGGGCAAAAAGGCCGCTGAGTTCAGTTATGTTCCGCCCAAAGAAAAGAAGGGCGAGGTAAACAAGGTACGGTTTGGCGTGAATGGCACCCAGAAAACAGAGAAGCGCTATGGCGACCTGTTTGAACGTTATCTGCATACGAAAGAGTAAAAAAAGGAGTTACATATTATGGCTAACATTAAACATGCTGTTGTTGGCACCGATATGCTGGTTGGTTCCAGCAACGCTGCCTACCTGAAGAGTGTTGTTTTTTACAAGGATGGCAGCCCTGCCGCCATTGATAATGGCAACATTGTTGTGATTGGTGATGCGATCGGCCCCGAAACCTACAAGGCTGAAGCACCTGCTGCTGATTCCAAGCGCTCCCTGCTGGCCCTGGTTGCCGGTGTTGAGCTGTTTTACGATGAGACCCGCGCCCATTACCTGACCGAGTGGGAGAACGAAGCTGGCAAGCCTGTTCGCGTTTACCTGCTGGTTGCCGGCGCTGATTCTTTCCGCGTTACTGCTGAAGCTTTTGACGGTACCCCCGAAAAGGGCAAGTTTGTTGCCTTTGCTGCTGGTTCTACCAAGCTGAAAATTGAGGCTGATGCTTCTGCTGACAATGTTTTTGGTGTGATCAAGCGCGACCCTGTGAAGGTTGGCTTTGGCGATGGCCAGTATACCTATTACATCGTTGATGTGATCGCCTGATTTTATATCAGCAAGTTAGTTATAACTAATTACTGGTGTGGCCTATGGCTGCACCTATCTTTATATGTAAAGGAGTATTAACATGGATGAGAAACTGATTAAGCTGGCCGTTGATGGCTACCATGGCCACCTGGGCGAATACAGCGTGAAAGACAGCCAGGAAGTTCTGCGCCAGGCCATGATTGAGGCTAATAATGGCAAGACCAGCATGAGCTACAAGGATATCCGCGACGGTAAGTGCAGCAACCTGTTTGCTATTACTGAAGTTCTGATTGAAAAGGTCAGTGAAGAGGGCCTGAAGGGTGACGAGTTCTTTACCAATTTTATTGAGGACCGCAATACCGCTCTGGGCGATACCAACATTTTCCATACCACCAAGCCGTGCCTGCTGACTGTTGCCGACATTGCTGAAGGCACCCAGGGCGTTCGCCGTCAGCGCCTGGAAGCCGGCCAGGACATTACCGTGAATACCCAGCTGCGTGCTGTGAAGGTTTACGAGGAAATGAACCGCGTGATGGCTGGCCGTATTGACTTTAATGACCTGGTTGACACTGTTGGCCGCAGCTTTACCCAGTACGATCTGGACAGCGCTTATCTGGCATGGACCAGCATGTTTACCAAGCTGGACCCCGTTTATACCCAGAGCGGTTCTTACAATGAGGACAAGCTGCTGGACCTGATTGAGCACATTGAGGCTTCTACCGGCGACACCGCTACGATCGTTGGTACCCGCAAGGCACTGCGCAAGATTACCACTGCTACCATGGGCGAGCAGGCCAAGAGCGACCTGTACAGCATGGGCTACCTGGGTCACATTGCCGGCACCCCGATGATTGCGATGAAGCAGCGCCACAAGATCGGCTCTACTGAGTTCATTCTGCCTGACGACACTGTTTACATTTTTGCCGGTGACACCAAGCCCGTGAAGCGCGTTACTGAGGGTGAAGTTACCATGCTGATGGGCGACCCGATGAACAAGGCTGACCTGACCCAGGAATTCCTGATGACCAAGCGTACCGGTATTTCCATTATTCTGGACCGCGACTTTGGCAGCTACAAGTTTGCCTGATTTTGAGCTGAACGATACCCCTGCCGCAAGGCGGGGGCTTTTTTATATAAGGAATATTTTGGAGGTATGTTTTGGCAACTGCGAAGATTACCAATGAGACCATGGTGGAATGCAAGAACGGCACCCATGGCAACTTGTTTTATGCTTCGACCCGCAACCCCGGCTACACCGTTGAGTGGACCGAGTTTGGCGAGGTACAGGAGATGGACTACGCCGAGCTGCTTGTAATGCGTGGCAGCCAGCCGCGGTTTTTCCGTGATAACTGGATTTTGATTGAGGATGCCAATGTATTGCGCAAACTGGGTGTGGAACGTTACTACAAGAATGCGCTGACCACGGAGAACTTTGACGAGGTATTTAAGTGGACCCCGGATGAGATCCGCGAGAAGGTGCCCAAGATGAGCGAGGGGATGCGCGACAGCATCCGTATCCGCGCAAAGGAGATGCTGAAGGCAGACCAGCTGGATAGCCGTGCCATGATTAAAGCATTGAACGATGTGCTGGACTGCGATTTGGAAGAATCCGTTGCATTGGAGGCACCCAAGAAACCCAGAACCCGCAAGAGCGGCGTTGAGATTGTGACGATCGGCGGAACTGAAGAATAATGAGAGGAATGGTGCGGGCCAATGGGCACAAGATACGAGGAAGTTTATGAGCGTTACCGTGGCCAAGTCCGCAACTATGAGTTCCTGGACTACGATGCGGTGACAAGAGAAGCAATGCAGCTGGATCTTTTGAAGATGGCAATCAGCGATTTTGAGGATGTGTGCAAACAGGACCTGAATGATAGGGAAGATGACCTGCTGGAGTTTAACATTACGCTGACGAACCGCGAGAAGGATATTTTGGCACTGGGCATGATTGTGCATTTTGTGCGCCAGTATGTTTATAACACAGACGCATTGCAGAACGGATTAAGCACAAAGGACTTTACGTTGTTTTCGCCAGCCAACCTGTTGGAGAAGATGACGACCCTGCTGACCACGACAGAGCGGCAGCAGATGAAGGAGATTAACCTGTACTCTTTCCGCAATGGGGAAATTGCGAGCTTGACTGAGTGAGGTGGTAGCGTATGAACTATGAGACATATGCTGCTATGCTTGGCAGGCACGGAAGTACGCGACGTGACCGGATGGTTGAAAAGAGCAAACGGGACACGCTGAGAATGGGGCCTGACTCCCCTGCCTATAAAGAGGTAGAGATTGAGGGGGTACCCCACCACATGATGATTATTAGCAGCACGGTGACAAACCAGAAGATTATACGCACCATGCCGGGCGACAACTTTGAGATTGGAAAAATTATGCTGTTTAGTAAAAGCCATTGGCTGATTACAGAGCGCGATGCGGACGATGAAATAACCGTGCGCGGCAAAATTGAGCTATGTAACCGGAGCATCCAGTGGCAGAACCATGAGACCGGGGAAATTATTACCCGGTGGGCGGTTGTGGATAAGCCGTATTTTTCCAACCTGAACGAAGATGTATACATGACCATTTCCAGCCGCGAATTCCAGGTGAAAATACCGTATGATGAGGAATCGGCTTTGCTGGACGTGGGAAAACGCCTGATGATGGAGCAGATTAACAGCAAGCCTAAAACTTACCGTGTGACCTGTGTGGACGCTATGACAGAACGCTATGACTGGAATGACGCCCAGACGGGATTTTTGGTTTTGAACCTTGAACAGGATCAGCATGTGGAAGAACAGGATAACGCCGAAAAGATGCTGTGTGATTACCAGGAGGTAAGGCAGGCACCGGAGGACGGCGAAGTGGTTATTAAATACGCGGGCGAACCCAAAGTGCGCATTTGCGGGCGCGGCAAGATTTTTAAGGCCACAGTAGATGGCAAGCCGCTGCCGGGATGCACCTGGAGCCTGAGCGTTGATGATAAAGCACTTGAAACAAAGGTATACCTTGCCAACAGTGTGCAGTGGAACCGGGTAACTGGGGACAGCTGCCGGGTATGCGCAGAGGATAATGCCGCGCTGAATGGAGCTACCGTGAAATTGACGGTTGTGGCACCGGACGGCAAGAGCACAGACAGCATTACAGTGAAGGTGGTGGACGTATGAACCTGAGTGAGCTGGGAGAATACAAACACAAAGTTGCCGCCCTGCTGGCACAGGACGACACCATTATTAACCTGCTGCTTGGACCCGTGGACGATGACGCTGACACGGACGAGATGCTACTGGGCGATAAGAGCATTAGTACCGGACATATTTACGAGTTTGAGTATGTGCCGGAGATCAATGAAACGGCGGACACCTACCTGTGCATGGAGACCGTGGTGGCTAAGGCACCGAGCGATACGGCATACAGAGTGTACCTGTACATTTTTGCCTATTGCAATAAGAAGGTAATGAAGAGTTACCGACACCCCGGCGTGCTGGGGACGAAGGCCGATGTGTTGGCCATGAACGTTGACCGTTTGCTGAACGGCAACGAAGATTTTGGAATTGGGAAGGTACGGTTATTGAACAACGATGTATACAAGCCGAATAATAATTATTACGGCCGCTGCATTACATACGAAGTGATGGCGTTCAACCGCAAGATGGGTGGCGTAAAGTGAAAGTACCGTACTATGAACTGCTGAATCCCGAAGGTTTTATGGTAAAAAACGTGGGCAGAGTACACTCGCCCCGACTGAGCGACATTAACAAGTGCGGCTATACGAGCTATCAGTTTGCGCTAAGTACCTTGCTGCTGACACCGCAGGCGATGTTTGAAGACATTGCCAAAGTAACAGGGCAGGAGAACCCGTATGAAGCTTTGAGCGAGGAGGAAAAAGCCACCATTAACACCTTTGATTTATTAAGTATGAGCAAAGAAAGCCAGGCGGAGATGATTGCCGCACTGGCCTTTTTTATTGATGCGCCACTTGAATATGATGAAGCGCACCATGCTGTGCTGGTGAATAAAACCGAGGTGGACAATAAGATCCTGATTGATGGTTCCATAACGCGAGATAACTGGGCAGAGATTTGCGATATTTGCCTGCAAACCGCGTACATAGACCAGAAGCGGGAGGAAAACTTGAAGTTCAAAAATGAGGCTGCCCGCAAGTTTTATGAACGATTCCAAAAGAAAAAGGCTGAATATGAAAAATCGAAACGAAAAGGGTATAAGAGTAACCCTGATTTGGAGTTGGGGAACATCATCTCTGCGCTGGCGACAAACCATAACAGCCTGAATTATACGAATATTTATGATTTGACGGTGTACCAGGTACATGACACTTTTAACCGTCAGAACATAAAAAAACAAAATGAGATCCATGACATGAACTATGCCGTATGGGGTGGCGAAAACGACCTTGGCGGATGGTACAAACACATGGAAACTGATAAATAATAACGGAGGAATAAGATATGGCTGTAAATCCGAATATGGCGAACCGTGAAGTTGCTGATCTGGTTCTGCTTGATTACAAGACCAAGAAAGTTTTTCTGCCCATTGATTTTGCCAACGTGACCACCACTGACTTTACCGCAAACCGCGTGTTTGCAAAGGGCGGCCAGGGCGCACCGAACCGTGTTGGCTTTGATGGCGAGCGTGCAGGCACCCTGAAAGTTGATACCCAGATCATGCCTGTTAAGCTGTTTGCTCTGCTGAGCGGTCAGGACATTGGCAAGGTTGCAAAGATTATGAAGCGCGAGGTACTGACCGCCACCACTGACGGCATTGAGCTGAGTGAGACCCCGAAGGCCGGCACTGTGCAGGTTTTTGCTGTTTCTGACGACGCTGGTACTGAGATCAGCGATCTTACCACCACTGACAAGAAGGTTACTGGTGCTGGCCTGCAGGACGGCAAGAACTATATTGCCTACTACTTCTACGACAAGAACGATGGTGTTCAGACTGTCAAGTTTGATTCTGACACATTCCCGCGTGCCTTTGAGATCCACGGTATGATGCCGTTCAAGACCGAGGACGACGAGATTGTGCAGTGCGAGCTGGTTTACTACAAGGCTCAGCCGCAGGCAAGTTTCAGCCTGGCTTTCCAGAACACTGGTGATCCGACCACTGTTTCTATCACCTTTGACTGCATGGCCAACCAGGACGGCGACATTTACGACATGAACTTTATGGAGTGATTAACGCAAATCCCTACCTTATTATATAGGCTTGGATTGTGATGTTTGATCCGTGGGGGAGCGAAAAGCTTCTCCATTTTTAGAACGCGAAAGGAGTAGCGTGCATGGAAGACAAGAATACCGGCGGTTTTACCGATGTGAAGATTGAACCTCTTGAAATTGCTGCCCCGCTCAAAGTGCCCCTGAAGCGTCAGGTGCGTCCGCTGAAGGGCGTGGTTGTGTACTGCAGCAAGGAACGCGGCTACATGGGTTTTGAATGTGATGGGCACGGCTACCAGATGCCGGTAAAAGACGGCTATGCCGTTGGCGATGTGGTTAAGTTCAAGATTGCAGACGGGAAGATTGAGCTGTGCAAGTAAGCGGACGAAGCAAGTATAATGTGAGCCGTGACAAGAGCAAACGCACCTATGACGGGATTGTGTTTGACTCTGAACTTGAGATGAAATATTACAAGGATGTTGTGCTGCCGGGGGTTGCCAGCGGAGAGATTGTGGACTATCAGCTGCAGAGACCCTATGAGTTACAGCCAAAGTACCGCAAGGAACGTGGGGGAAGAATGGAGACGGTGCGAGCCATTAACTATGTGGCTGATTTTTGGTTGAAGTATAAAGACGGCACGACAGAGGTGATTGACACCAAGGGGTGCCCGGATACTGTGGCACTGATGAAACGGAAGATGTTTGATTACCTGTACCCGGACGAGCATTTGCGTTGGATTGTATACCGTAAACGGCGTGGCGGGTGGATTGATTACGAATAATGGAGAGCGCACGCCACGTCTATAGCTGTAAAATTTAGGCGGGGTTAGCTCGTGTTTAAGGGTAGAAATCAGAAATTATTGTTTTCCGTTCTGATAACGGTGTCGCCAGGTTGTGCGAACTGGATATTATAGAATTATAGTGAACCGTAAGGGAGGTGAGTGCTTTGAATATTACATCTAGCTATCAGGTAAGAATCGTTAATTGTAGTGTAAATCTCAATGAAACTGTTTGTATTTATCGCAAGGCGCTCGCCTATCTGATTGGCGTTGTCAATGAAAACTGGAATGCTGTTAAACGCATCGATACCGGTAATCTTGAGCAACAGCGCTATATTGATAAACTGGTTCATAGCACCAAAAACCATGAAGCCAAGTATCCTGATTTCGACAAGTTGTTCTATAAGTATCCGTCGTATCTGCGTCGTGCAACCATTACGGTCGCTATTGGTGTGGTGAGCAGTTATCGCAGCAACTTGGCAAATTGGGAAGTGTCCGACAAAAAGGATAAACAGCCTACCCTTCAAGTGGACAGAAAGGCTCTCCCTATATTCTTCCGCGATGATATGTTCCTCGTGGACGGCGCACCCGAAAAAGTGAAAGTCATAAAAAATCCTAAACCTAAGGACGAACTCACGGCGGAAGAAAAGAAAATCGAGAAAGCAAAGCGCAAAGCTGTTGAACTGCAGAACTCCCAAAATGAGCTGACTGCTTTGAGCAATCACTATACTGTCCGCTTGAAGGTTTTCTATAAAAACGACTGGGTATGGGCAACCGTCACGCTGCGTAAGACAGATATTGCTTACTTGCGCAAATACTGGATGCACGCTTGTGCGTCAGCCCCTATACTCGAAAAGCATTTTGGCAAATACAGCCTTCGTTTTGCGTTCGATGAAAACGTTAAACTGAGTGATACCCCTATCGATAAGCAGCGCGTCTGTGCCGTCGATTTAGGTCTCAATACCGATGCGGTATGCAGCATCATGACTGCTGATGGAACTATCCTTGCCAGGAGTTTTATCAACTTCCCAAGTGACAAAGACCATCTGTATCATGTGCTTAACCGCATCAAGAAGTTCCAAAGACTACATGGGTCCCGTGAAGCACATAACTTTTGGGCCTATGCAAAGCGCGTTAATGATGAATTATCCAAAAAGATTGCTGCCGCGGTTGTAGAATTCGCGGTCCTCTATTCTGCCGATGTAATTGTCTTTGAACATTTAGACTTCAAAGGCAAGAAAGCATCGTCCAAGAAGCAGAAAATCCAGATGTGGCGTAAAAATGGTATCCAGCACATTGCAGAGCATAAAGCTCACCGCTGTGGTATCCGCATTTCGCACATCTGCGCTTGGGGAACCAGCAAACTTGCGTATGACGGCAGCGGCAAAGTAAAACGCGCACCAGATAACCATTCCCTTGCTACTTTTGCAAGCAGCAAACAATACAATGCGGATTTGAATGCGTGCTACAATATCGGCGCACGCTATTTTATCCGCGAGGTAACAAAACCCATGTCAAAAAAGGCATGGTCTCAATGTAAGGCCAAAGTTCCTGACATTGAGCGCAGAACCCAATGCACTTTACATTCTCTCAGACAGCTGCATGACTTTTTGAACACTCCAAAAGAGATTCAACCCGAAGTAACTGCCTGATGTAGATGTACTGTGTTGTGACAACTTTGCGGGAGACTAACCCTTATGTGGTGGCCAATGCCGTCAGGCGTTGTGAGCTAAGTTTGGGCCGTATCTCTACCTTCGGGTAACGCAGAGACTTACCGTGGGGTTACAATCCACGGAGAAGCCTCATCTATAACCGCAAGGCTTAGGTGTGGAGGTTCACTACGACACGCTGTAAAATTGTGATTATGCCAGGAAACGACAGAAAAGTTTGTTGAGCATGACAAAATTAGGGCATGGTACCCGAATAGAACATGAACACGGCTCCGCCTGAAAAGGGCGGGGCTTTTTATTTTGTAAGGAGTTTTTTATGGAAATTAAAAAGAACATCCGTGTAGGCGACAGAATCCGGTTTGTGGATTTTGTTTGCGACATGTGCGAGAAGGACGGCAAGCAGTATTACGCGCTGTTTGATTATGCTTGGCGCATTGCGGTGATTACCTTTTTTGCCCCGGAAGCGGAGCTGGACAAGATGGACACAGATGAGATGTGTGACTTTGTTTACAGCCGACAGGGCGTTGAGATTGTGGAAGACCCGGACATTGCGGTGGTTACAGCGGGACTTTATGAGGCATGTGAAGCCGAGATGAAAGACCGGAAAGAAAAATACATGAAGGTATTTGATGCGATCAACCACCCGGACCCGCTTGACCGGATTGCAGACGCCTTTGCAGAGATTGCAGGGAATTTGAGTCAGTTGGGAGACCAGGAATTTTTGGCTGATCTGGTAAAGAAAGTGCGCGAAGGAGAGCAGCCCGCAAAGAAGCCGCCCGTGAAGATTGAGGTTGTGAACGGCAAGGAGAGTTAAATGGCCAAGACGGTAAGCACACAGAAAGGGCTGGAACTGGAACTGCAGCGGCGAATTAACCTGGCACTGAATGGCGGGGCGAAAACGGCTGTGGAGAATTGTTTGAAAAGGCATATCCAGGAAGATGTACTGGATGTATACCAGCCAAAAGTATATGAGCGCCGCGGCCAGGACGAAGGGGCATTGGAAGCCGACAGCAGCGTGGTGAGCAGCGTGAGAGAGCATGTGCTTACGGTAAAGGATATTGGTGTGCCGAATAAATCAGCCGTTGGTGGGCAGTACAAAACCGGCACCAATACACCGCTTGCTGAGATGGTGGAGAAGGGCGATGTGAAAAACATTTGGGGTTCGCCACCTGATGCGGCCTATTTGCACCCGCGCCCGTTTGTGGCAAACACGGCAAAAGAAATCGCAGATGGGAACAGCGCCGTACATGGAGAGATTGTGAAAGCCATAAAAGAGCAGTTCCCTGATAACTAACGCGACGAGAGCTTCGGCTCTTGTCTTGAGTGGCTGATTTGAAAAGAATCGGCCTTTGAAGGCTTGAGCCGAACCGTAAGGGGGAAAGTATATGGCGGAAGATTTAAGTATTAAGGTAAAAGTTGAACCTGACGGCGGTAGTGTGCAGGGGAAACTGGATGAGATTGCGAAAAAGAAAAAGTTCAATGTACAGATTGGCGATACAAACCTAAAGACACAGCTAAAGAGCATCAGCAAAACCATTTCCGGGACGCTGGAAAAAGCAATGGCCAATACTATGAAAGCCATTGACGACTATGCGAAAAGTGCCCAGCAGGCAGCCACAGTTATTGAGCAGGCGCAAAAACGAGAACAGGCAGCGCTTATTTCTAACGTGAATCTGTTGGCAAGAAATGCACAGGAACGCAAAGAAATTACTAACGCGATTCAAGGACAGGTTGCCGCTCAAAATAAGTTAAGAAATGAAACTGCATTGACCGCAGCGCAGGAAAATGAACTGCGGAAAATGTCCAACAGGGATCTTACCATCCGTCAGCTCCGCGCAGAACAACAGGAATGGGAGCAGCTGGAGAAAGAAATTTCTGATGTTAATAACCTTATTAAAGAGAAAAACAGGGCTGCCGACACTGGAAGTAAAAAAAACAATAAAAAAGATGACGCTGAGTTCACTGTAGATCAGAAATTCCCTGAAGTTCAAAAAGAGTTACTTAATTTAATGACAGACGATGACGCGTTTGATATTGGTATTGGAAAGAGTTCAGAAAAAGCATCAGAGGATATTCTGACTGGGTTTAATCTTATTAGTGATAGTATCGGAAAAGGGAAAGATGCCATCCGAAAAGCTGTTGCCGAATTCCAAGGAGAAAGTGGCGCTGGTAGTATATTTGATACGTTCAGTTATTTATTTGATGTTGAAGGTGACTACAGTGGCGACATTGATGCCTGGATTGATGCCGAGATCCCAGATGAAAAAATAAAAAATGCTCTAAGTAAAAAGTTCAAATCTATAATCACCGCTGCTTCTGATGATTCTGAAAATGAATTAAGTAACGCCTATAATCAATATGTAAATACAATATCTAAACTTTTTGAGGATTATTATGCGGCGATTGAAAAAATAACCAATAAAGCATCTACGACAAAAGATGTAGAAAAAGGCGTTAAAGAGCTTCAAACGGTGATTGTAGAAATCGCTTCCACTATTGGTATTTTGCCGGATAACGTAAAAGAAAAAATGCTGGCCAACGTAACAGAGCCGCTTGATAAGGTTAAGGAAGCAATCGAACAACGCAAAGAAGCGCTAAAAAATAAAATGCTTGGCAATGACGAGCAGGGAAGTAATGACGTAAAGTTAAAAGTTGATATTGACGATGCGGACACTGAAGAGCGCTTAAAAAACACAACTGAAACTATTATTTCTCAGCTCGATACGATGGCGCAAAAGCAAAGGGATATTACTGCTGCGAAAGAAGCCACGGTAAAAGCCGAGCAAAGCATTTACACAGAAACCCAAAAAAGTATCAAAGAACTCCAAACTTTGGTTGAACAGAAAGAACAACTTGCAAAAAAAATTTCAGAACTGAGATCTGAGGCTACTGGCATTCCTGACGGCAAAGGCCAAACTGAAGATGCCAAGATGCTGATGGAAACACTTTCTGCGATCGATCCGAGCAAAGTAAAAACTGTTCTGGATAATGTTTCTACATTTGTTGATTCTGTAGTGAAGAGCAATTCGGAACTTGAAGCGACCAAAACAAAAGCTGCTGAATTTAATGCGGCCATTGAGAGCATCAATAAAACTTTGGCAATCTCGACGGCCTTTTTGACCAGCTTAACCAAGGAAGATAAAACGGCTAAAGGAAAGCGCGGCGGCAAAAAGACGCAGAAAGCGGATACTACCGAGGTTGATGAAACTGTAAAGCTGCAACAGTTGGTATTGAACGCAGAAAAAGCGGCGGACGCGGTTAAAAATGCTATCACCAATGCCAGTAATTCAATTAGCACCATTACGACCGAATTGAAAACAGCGGCTACCAGTGCAGACGGAGCAAAAGAAGCGACCCGCCCCATGATTGAGGCTGCGATTGCCCTAAACAATACTTTTAAGCAGTATAGTGAATCCCTGGCTGACATAAAGACCAATGCTGGCATTATGAACGGAACCGTAACCAAGGCCAAGCGTGGAAAGAAAGCCACTGCTGAGACTGCCAGCATGGATGATGTGGCCGCCAGTGTTACAAAAGCGAACGAGGCCAGCACCCAGATCCACACGGTGTTTACCAAGTTTGCCAAGATTGGCGCTGCGACAAATGGGTTTGCTGAAAAAGCAGCGCAGATTATTGCGGCATCTGATGAAGTAAACGCTATTATTCTGGCTTATAAAACCACTGGCGAGCGTACAGCGACTACAACGGCTGATGCGGCAAAACAGCAACAGAGCGCTGCACAGGAGCTTTCTGCCCAGATGGAAACTGTTGGTGCGACCCTGAATAATGCCGGCGAAAAGGTTGGCCGGGCTACCACCGCGCTGAGCGAAGCTGCGCAGGCCAGCGGCACGATTGATGCTAGTGTAAAGACCCTTGTGAACGCCGGGAACCGATTGAAGCGGCTGTTTACCAGTTATGCTAACATTGCAGCAGGGTTACAGGAAAACCTGGACAAAGTGGCAGAGATTGATGGCAGCAAGAATGCAACAACTTACCGCAAGCTTGGAAACTTTATCAACAACATCGTTGATTTTTATAAGAAGTCCATTGGTGAGCTGAGTGCCATCAACAGCGTTAAACTGCCGAAAGATGAAAACGGCAAGACGGTGACGCCGAAAGTTGATGCAGCAGTAGCAGAAGCCACCCAGCGATTTAAGGCAACACTGGATGAAGCATTGAGTCAGGCACTGGCTACGCTGAAAGATACCAGCGGCCTTGATGCAAAACTTGCCAAGGCACAGCAAAGTACAGTCGATGCTAAAAAGGCCAAGACTGACATTGTGAATGGCTTTGCGGAAATTACTGCCGTATTTAATAGCCTAACGAATGCAGCCAAGAGCATTACGGACAGCATGACGGACCTTGCCAAACTAAAAACCATGACCGACGAGGTAAACATGGACCAGTTTGCGGAGCTGATTAACAACTCTGTTGATGAGCAGATTAAGAAAATCTCCACTAAGATCCGCAAGGACGCGATGCTACAAACCAGCCCTGATAATAGCCATGTAACATCGCTGGCAATGAAGACCGGTAGTCTTGGTGCAATGATTAAGCAGATGCCGGAAGGCGCTGTAAAAGATAGTTACATCAAGCAATTTGCTGAACTGAATGATGACATTACTGCCTTTTATAATGGCAGCGAAAAAGCCGCAACAACATGGGCAGATATTGTTAGCCGGACCACCGAGATGGCGGAAGGTGTAAAGCAGGTTAATAAAGAAACCCAGGAAGCAGCTAAGGCAGCGGCGCAAGTAGCCAATGAAGAATCGGAAAGTACAAATGCCTTGCTGACTAATGTGGCCAAATGGGCCGAGTTTACTCAGGCATACGATGAGGCTGCTAAATTTCAATTCGACAATAAAACGACTGAAAATTATGATAATTCAGTAAAAAAACTTTCTGCCGATCTTTCATACGTTTTAGAGATTATTGCTCGCCTTGATAAAGAAGGCGGGGATAGGAATGCAGACGTTCTTCAAACTGCAATAAGGGCAGCAGAAAAAGATATTGCAGACATTAAAACCCAGACAGCTCAGTTACAAGAGTTTTCTAAAATTGATTCTGCCGCCAGCATCTCTAAGGCTTCGAAGCTAGACGTAAATGGTACAGAAAGCGCAAAAATTACTCGTTTGCGAGAAGAATTCAAAGAGACTCAAACAGCTTTAGAAAAAGCCAGAAAAGAGTATGAAAAAGACTGGAGTTCCGAAAACTTTGACAAGCTTAAAATCGCTATGAATAATTGCGCATCTGCTGCTAAAAATTTTACAACAGCAGTAAATACAGCCAATGACACCATGGCTAATAATAGCGTTAAAAGTAATGAGCGCCAGTTTGAGCAGATTAAGGACTTTTTGGCAAACTACCAGACGATGCTAACGGCTTTACAGCGGAGCGCTGGCAATAAGGGATTTAAGCAGAGAGACGATTATCAGCAAACTGAAAGTGCTCTTAAAAAAATGGTTGAAGAAGCCGAAAAGGTTAAATCTGCGGCTGACGTTCCAACTTTTATTGCTGCGATGGCCAAGCAGTTTGAAAATGCCAAAACACCGATTGAAAGTGTCTCTGATGCGTTGAACGCTGTTAAAACAAAGATTGGCGAAACAAAGGCGGAAGCTGATAAGTTTAATGGCAACCTTAAATCTCAGCGTGATGTGAACACTTATATTAAGAGTGTTTCTAATTCTTTGTATACAGCACAGAGGTATTTGTCTAATAACTCTAAAATTACAACTGATCCTGCGATATATGCACGATATCTTGAGTATATTGAACGCTACCAGGAATTGCTAAAATCCGGGAAGATCACACAGCAAAACGGCCAGGAATATGCAAGCAAAGCATCCAAGGAATTTGCAGAACTGAAAAAAGCAGTACAGGATGCTGGCCTTGAGACTGACACGCTGGCGATGAAGTTCAAAAAACTGTTTGAGACAAATATCAAGAGTCAGTTTGCCAGCCAGGTAATTAACATAGTTGAGCAAGGGTTACGACAGATTTACCAAAACGTGGTGAATATTGATTCTGCCATGACCGAGCTGAAAAAGGTTACAAACGAAACCGATAATACATACGATGCATTTTTGGATGATGCCGGTACGCGAGCAAAGAATCTGGGCGCTTCTATCAGCGATATTGTAACGGCCAGTGCTGATTTTGCACGGTTAGGTTACAATTTGAAAGATTCCAAAGAATTGGCTGACGCGGCCGTCCTGTACCAACATGTGGGGGATGGAATTTCCAGTGTCAATGACGCTAGTGAATCTATCATTTCCACAATGAAAGCGTTTGGCGTTGAAGCAAAAGATGTAACCAGCATTGTTGATAAATTTAATGAGGTGGGTAAACAATATTGCCCCAAATTTACTATATCGGTTAAAAGGTGGAGGCACCCAAGACCGAGGAAAGATATGGAATTTAACGATAACTTCCTGTATGGCAATAGGGAGGTTATTTTTTTATGTGTACAAGAAATAACAAAGGTCAGTTTATTAAAGAAACAATCTCTAACAAACGAAAACATAATAAAATTCCGTTGTTAAGATTGCCATACACTTTAACTGCGGAACAAGTTGAAGATAAAATCGTTAAATTCTATAAATCCCTAGAGACTGCAGGATATACTTGGCAACAGGTATGTTGAAGTAAATTCTGATAAGACATCGGTAATATACAGTCCGAACTCATGCTATAACCTAACACTTGAAACATGAGAGGTAGCCAGAAATGACTACCCGCCGTATTGTTTACGGTCAGTAACGGTTGATCCGTGAAAGTAACAGCTTGAATAATTATGCCATCTCCTCGGCTGGAGTTGGCAGTGCGCTACAGCGCTCGGCATCCGCCTTGCATACCGCAGGAAACACGTTGGATCAGAGTATTGGTATGATTGTGGCTGCCAATGATGTTGCGCAGGACCCGGAGTCGGTAGGTAACGCGCTGAAAGTATTGTCACTGCGCATCCGTGGCGCAAAGACCGATCTTGAACAGATGGGCGAAAGCACTGATGATGTAGCAGTAAGCACCTCTAAACTGCGTGACCAGATCAAGGCATTAACCAATGTTGACGGTAAGGGCGGATTTGATATCCTGACCAAGAGCGGGGATTTTAAGTCCACCTATGAAATCATGGAAGGCATTGCCAACGTCTGGAAAGAAATGAACGACGTTGACAAAGCATCCCTGTTGGAACAGGTTGCTGGCAAGAACCGCGCTAACGTTGTTTCCGGTATGCTGGACAACTGGAAGGACGCACAGAATGCCGCCAAGACTGCCGCTGAATCTGCCGGCAGCGCCACAAAAGAAAACGAGACTTACCTTGATAGCATCAATGGTAAAATCTCACAGTTCACAGCAGCATTTGAAAAACTTTCCAAGGATGTGCTGGATAGCGATCTGATAAAATTCTTTATTGAATTAGCAACACATATTGCCAATCTTGCTGATGAAGCTGTGAAGCTTGTTGACAATTTTGGACTAATTCCAACTGCACTAACTGGTATTAGTACAGGGCTTGTAACGTCACTTATTAAAAACAAAGGCACCAGTGGTAAATTGTATGCCCGTTTACACAAGGGGAATAGTTGTGTAGGATGCAGGTGCCAAATAATTAAATACCCAAATTGCTGGGAAAGGCTAAGAGCCGCATAGCCATAGTGAGCCGGTAATGGAACACTATGGAGCCGAAAGGCAGAAACAAGTATGCGGATGCGGTATGCTGAGAGAAAAGCCGCCCCTACGGGGTGGTGCTAACCCGCGTAAACAATGCTTAATCAGCAGCCAAGATACCGCGTGCAGGGATGTGCGCAGAAGAAGATGTGTGAACTTTGGTGTTTTGGTTCATCGACTGTATGGGTAGCCCTATTCCATGGTGAAAACCAGACGGGAAGAAAGACAGTCAGAACATTACGGGAAAGCCGTAAGAAGGTTATAAAAGATTTACGAAGGTGGTTTTTGAGGAGATGAGTTGAAAGTGAAGTGGTTGAATGGTATAATTGATAAGGTAATTTACAGATACAAACAGTATAAAAATCATAGGTGGATTGAAGAGCATAAACAATGGCTTTTTGAAAACTATGATGGATTAACTGTTGAAGTAAAAGATGAAACCATTGTGTATGCTGGACGCGATGATTATATCGATCCAGACAACTCAAAGCGACATCCAGCTGTATGGTACAGGGTTCCCATTAACCTGGAAAAATGGGGAAGAATATATGATCAACAGGTGAGATATAAATGAGTTCCTTTACTGTCCCTTATGGTGTAACATCTACAGCATTATTTATCCGCGTAAAGGCGGAAGCCAATGGGGAGTACTATGAGGGATGGGGACTGATTGATACTGGTTCTGTTGACAGCGGAATAACTGAAACTGTTGTAAATAAGTTAAATGTTGTTCCGATCAAAGGTAAGGAATACCATACGGCGAATGGTAAAATTGTCGCACCAAAATATAATATTTCTCTTACGCTGCAGAATAATGTTGTTTTCTCTGACATCCAGGCTTCACTCTTTACAAATAACGGAGACGGCTTTGATTTTTTGATTGGGATGGATATTATTTCTCAGGGAAGCTTGGCTGTAACTAATTACAATGGCGCGATGCGAATATCGTTTGAATACCCCGCACACGGAACGATCGATTTTACAAACATGTAATACATAATAAAAACAAGCCCCGACTTTGAATGGCCGGGGCTTTTGGTATTTTTAGGAGGTGATTTTTTATGGCATTTATGGAAGGTATTTTGAAGCCTTGCCAGCGCAAAGTTTTGTTTGAACGAGAGTACAGTTCTGAGCAAGACGCAATGATTTATAAGTGCGAATATGTTATGCGGGCAGTAGCAATCAACTGCAAAAGCTTGACGGCAAACCAAGCGGAGCAGATGGACAAGTTTGCGATGATGGGAATTTATAACGGCGGCTGTTTTAATTGCCCCAAAAATCAAGGAACGGAGGGATGATTATGGGTGCTACATATAAACCGAACGTTAATCTAAACAATCGCAAAAGTACCAGAGAGATGTTTATGCCAAGTAGCCAATCTACATATAAGGAAGAGGATTTTATGACAATTCAGATTACGGGCAACGCCAAAGAGCTTGCGGCGCTAATTAAAGAATTACAGGGGCAGGAAAACGCCAATAACAACACACAGGATGTTGAACAGTTTTTTGAAGAACTAAAGGAAGGCTTATCGTCAATCTTCAAAATTTAAGACGGAGGGTTACAGCGGCTACATGGCGTGTAGTATTTTCGTGCTTCTGATAGATCCATAGCCATACTGCTTTTACGAAGATAGGAACAACCTGCACGATGATATTTAGAGCCTGTTTTGGTAACATAGACTGTGTAACTATCGGTAATCACAGATGCTGAATTTGTTGTTTCAGAAGAAGTGGGAGCAGAGTAAGATTGAACCGATGATTGACCAGCAGAGTAACCGCTGTTGTATCCGTCTTTTTTGCCAGCCTCATATCCTTCGTTATATGATTCTTTGCTGGCTTCTTCCTTGCCGTGTTGTTCTCCAATGGAATAGCCTTGATTATATCCTGCCGTTTTCCCGTCTTCGTATGCGGAAGTATAGGCTTTCTTTTTACCGGCACCATAACCAGCATCATAGCCGTCTGACTTGCCTTTATCATAACCATAGGAGTTACCGGCGTCATAACCGTTCTGATGTCCTATGTCGTATCCTTCGGAGTAGCCTTGATCGTACCCCGATTGAATTAGAATAGGCTTTTGGTTATCATACCAACCAAAGAAACAAAGAGCGGCGATAGCAAGCGTTGTAATATTTATAAGAACAGCAGGAATGGCAGAACGGATAGTAGGTAGCCTATGTTTTTGAGGTGCAAGAGATTCTGTATTTTGAGTCTGAAGCTCCTGTAGATTTTCGTCAGGTGTCATGATTTATTCCTTTTATGAGGTGAGCTTTATGGACGGTGGAGATTTCGCTTTAGCTATTTTATGTTTCTTTGCGACCATAGGAATGTCGTATATGTTAATGTCTGTTATAGTTCGGTAATACCGGTTTAATGTTGTATTAACTACACACCTATGCTATTATATAATTATTCCAACAATCAATAAGGAGTGGTTGTATAATGACTGAGCTTGAAAAGAAACAAGAAGAGATCCGCCGCCAGCAATTCACTTATGTTCCTAAGAATAAAGGAACACGAAAAGAGGATATCCAGAAGCCGCCAAAACCAAAAAATGATAAGGGGTGATGCTAATTGACAACAACGGATATAATTAGTTATATTGAAGCCGTGCCTTTGGTACTTAAATACATTGCGCCAGGGTTTATATTTTTATGGATTTATACGCGATTGCATGACAAAAAACTACCAGAACATTATATTATGTGTTCTGTTGTAGTTAGCTTTATTCTTGTTCTTTGTGTTAATAATGTGGTATGGGATTTTGTAATTGCAGTTGTAGCAGCTCTTATTGTGTATGTCTTGAGCCGTACCACCTGGGTAAAAAATCTTTTCAAAAAAACGATATCCTTTTCGCCCAGTAAAACTGTTTTTTACGATGTGATAGACTACGAAAAGGGCACCTATATTTACGTTAAAACTGATAAATGGATTGTCAGCGGTATATATATTGGAATTGATAAAGATGCCATGGGAGTAATTGTAAAGGATTACAAGCTCTATAATGCGACAGGAGACGAGTTTGACACGCCGGAATGCAGTATAGCCACTGTGCCGTTGAACAGAATTGAATATACGAGCTTGACTTACCCTGAAGATTCTAAGGTAAAGAAATCTTGGTTTGATAATTGATAAGGTGTGTAAAGAACTCAACAGTGGCTATGCTGTTGGTTTTTTCTTATAGTTCGCCTTATCCTCAGAACCGCGTCTTACACTTTACACACACCCGGTTGACATTGTTGGATGTTAATATGCAGGCCAGTCTTTCCCGATTATACCAATTACAACAAATCCTGTAGTTTCACCATACAAGGTTCCTTCTTCGTATTCGTCATAACCATAATAAGTTCTGCCATAACCAGTTTGATTGTTGTATGTTTGCCCACCGAGGCGAACGGGATATTCAAACGGGATTTTATCTCCAGCGTTTATTGGTTTAGTTATGACTTTATATAATTCTTTGTATAGAGCAGACATTCTAGTTTTTTGTTCTGACATGGCAATTCTTTTAACACGGCTTTCTGAAGAACATCCTTCCTGTTTTAAGTCAGTCATTGTCATGCCGGAATCAATATATTGTATACCATAATGATATTTTGTTACAACTAATAAAAAAGCTCTTGGATACATAAATTCTGGAATTGTTAAAAAACTCTTATCAGAATCACAGAATTTGCTCATAACAGGGGTAGTTCTAGTGTCTTTGGATAACCAAACTTGCATGGAATTTTCTTCTGTTACATCATTGATAGAATTAAGAACTCGATATGTGCTTGCTTGTGTTTCTAGGTCAGAAATTTTTTCATCTATTTTAGACTTTTTCTCTTCTAGCTCTTTGATCTGGCGCTCGTACTCATCGCTTTGCGCTTCCAGTTCTGCAATGCGGGCATCAATCTCTTGCAGTTCTTTTTCTGTCATGAGTTACTCCTTGGCAATTAGCATCTTTTATAAATATAAATTTTCTTTCACACCTTGGACATTCCCAGATATTATACGGACGGTGTTCAAATACGCAACGCGAATGTGTATTTTTTAATTCTATATTACAGCCAGGACAGGGAGCTGGTGCATGTGCTTCTTTTGACTTTGCAACATTCTGAGATGAATAATTATCGTAAATCTCATCATGTGCATAGTAAGGAATAAGATAATCCGAATATCCTCCGTCTTCACCAGAATAATAAACTCTACCACAGTAGTGCATTCCTACAAAATGTTGTTCTTGATGCGACACACAGATTCACCTTCTACACCGTACTGCGCAGCATTACCATTCATATCCACAGCTGTTACAATGCCAAGTCTTTTTCACTTTCTGGCTAAAGATACCGAACAGGCCCACAGACACAGCCTTTGCACCCACGGACACTTTGCGCAGGTCGGTACTGCCGCAGGTGGGGCATTTGGGGGTATGACAAATACGGTCGTATTCTTCTTGGGTACGCCGTTTCTTTTCTTCGGCGTACTTGAGCATATCGTTATAGGCTTTTTTGCTGAAGTGTTCGCTGGGGTAGACATATTTTTCACGGCAAGCTTCGTAAACACTTGCATCTGGATCTTTAGCCGTAATTTCGTTATTAAACTTCAAAAAATCTTCATGATTTATAATAATAGGGTCTTCATAACCACAGCATTCACAAATAGGAAATTTACTCGGATTAAAGTATACTTCCATAAAACCACAGTGAGGACATACAATTCTTACTGGGGGATTTGTTGCCATATCTTTTAACCTCCTAAACAGTAATTATAACCTTATAATGATTATATCACACAGTAATCATCTATACAACAAAAGATACAAGAAATGTTTGGGAAAGTCACTGGTTTTATGGATAGTAAACAAGTGGCAGCAGATACGGCAGCTCTTCAAAGTTATATTGAACAGATGAAAAATATGACTTCAGAAGAAGAAAAGGCCGGTAAAGGTGCTGAGATTTTCAATTCTACCCTTAAAGATTCCAGCCAAGTAGCCAAGGACGTTGCACAGAACACCAACAACCTGGACGACGTGATGAAGGTTTATACGGCCAGCACACGGACGGCTACCAGCGTGGCGAAAGCGTTTGGGAAGACGTTATGGGGAATTGGTAAGGCTGCTGCCATTGCCATAGCTGTAAGTGCCGCAATAACTCTAGCCAGTAAAGCACTTCAGTGGGCAGACGGGAAGTGGGTTCATCCGTATGAGCATGCCCGCGATAAGGCCGCAGAGATGAGCCAGGCCCATGAGGAGGCTGCCCAGAAAGTTGAGGACCTGACTAAGCAGATTGAAGAACTCAAGGCTAAGATGGATGAGTGCCGGAGCACTACTACTGGTGATATTGTAGATCCAGAAAGCTATGATGCGCTAGAACAACAAAGGAAACAGTTACAAACTAATTTGGATCTGGCAAAAGCGTTGGCTGATGAGACAGCGAAAGAAGCTCGTAATGCAGTATATAAACAGCAAGATACTTCTTCAACAAAAAACATTTCTACTCCTGCAACTCTTAAACATGCCGGTATTTTCGGGACATATACAGGAAATCAGCATGAGCGGCTGCAGCAGGCTTTAGACGATTATGAAAAATTAAATTTACTTGCGAAACAGTTCGATCAAGATCTTGCTGATGGAAAAACATTTCAGGCTGCCTATGATACCCGTATGGTCGCACTTCGTAAAATGCAGGGAGATCTGCGTGCCTATATAAAAGAAACAAGTGAAGATCTTCACACTGAAATGACTACGTTGCTTGAAAATGCAGCAAATGAAGACAGTGACGACTTTGATAAATATCAAAAGCGTATTAAAAGCTTGTCTGATGACCAGCAGATTGCTGCTAACTTTATAAACCTGTATTATAATAACATCCCTCTTCTTACGCAAGCCACCAATGATTTTACTCAGTCTGTAGCTGACGGTGAGGATAGTGTTAAAGCGCTGAACGATGCTATCAATGGCGGGCAAGCGATTAAAGAAGGCAGTGATGCCTATAAAGAAGCTGCTGACTTGGCAGACAAGTATGGTGTTAGTACTGAAGGACTTATTGCCCAGTTGCAAGCATTACATGAAGAACAAGGTAGCGATGATGACTGGCAGTTTGATGCAGCCGGTGATTTACAGAATTTCTTCTCTAATTTTACTGATAGTACCAGTAACTGTTACAAACAAACCAAAGCTCTTGAATCTGCTTTTAAGGACATGGGCGAGCAGGGGTACCTAAGCAGTGAATCCTTACAGGCTTTGTTGGCGGTTTATCCTGAGTTGATCAACGACATGGAAGTTGAGAATGGTGTTGTAAGTATCAGCCAGAGTATTTTGGAAGGCAAATTTGGCACGATGAAGAGCGCCATGATTGCTCAAGTACAAAGCCAGATTGATTCTACGAAGGCAACTATTCAACAGACAAATGATCGTATCGAATGTTACCAAAGAGAAATTGAAATTCTTACAACTTTGTATGGCGCGATTGGTTCTATGCCTTCGGCTAGTTCTGTACTTAGCAGCGACTATCTCAGTCAAAAATTAACCTTTAATCCAAATTTAGGCTTCGGAAATAGTTTGCAACTTCCTGATGTTGAACAAGCAGCAGGTAAACTTGCTATTCTGAATAACAAATTGGAAAAAGAGAAAGCCAAAGCTAAAGATGCCCAGAAACAGCTTGAAGATCTTGAAAAGAGTTTGGCCGTAATGAATGGCTATGGTCTTAGCGGTTTTAGTGGTGCTCAGCCTAAATCCGGCAAGAGCAGTAACAAGGGCGCAACCGATGCCCAAAGTGCGGCGATTGACGCATTGGACAAGAAGGCCCAGGCGCTGAAAGAAACCTACGAAGCACAGAAAAAGGTGTTGGAAGACCAGAAAGAGGCCATTGAAAAGGTTATTAAGGAACTGGAAAAAGAGCAGACGGTTCTGGATGGCATTATTAAGACTGTAACCAACCGCATTGACAAAGAAATTGACCGGTTGGAACACCAGTGGGATGACCTGAAAGAAAAGCTGGAGAAGGATAAAGACAACCTGGATTCCGCCATCAATGGTGCCAACTGGGTAATTGAGCAGCGGGTTAAAGAGCTGGAAAAAGCCAATGACGAATTGGAGGACAGTTACCAACCGCGGATTGATGCGCTGCAGGATGAGATTGATAAGCTGAATGAGGCCAACGATGCACAGGAAGAGGCTATTAGCCTGGCACAGAAGAAAGCTGCGCTGGATGCTGCATTGGCCGCCAAGAATATGCGCGTGTACCGTGAGGGCAAGGGCTTTGTTTGGGAAGCCGACGAAAGTGCTGTTAAGAGCGCCGAAGAAGATTACAATGATGCCTTGCGCGACAAAGAGCACAATGACGCCATTGATAAACTGACCAAAGAAAAAGAGGCCCTGGAAAAAGAGCTGGAGGACAAAAAGCAGGCCAACCAGGACAAGATTGACGCTTACAACGATTACAAAGAAAAGCTGGATGATGCCCAGAATGCTTATACTAATGCCAAAAACCTTGAGATTTTGCGCAAGCTGTACGGCGACAATGCCGATCAGATGATTTTGAACATGGACCAGAGCATGATTGATAAAATCACCTCTGATTACACGGAAAACATGCGCCAGACGGACTATGTGGAAGATCAGATTGAGCAGAACAAGAAGCTGATTGACCAGCTGGAAGAGTATAAGAGCAAATGGGAAGAGGTTGCGGACGCTTACGAAACCGAGCAGAACCGAATCAATACCGTAGCGCGGCTTGGAGCTGACTGGGAAGAAAAAATCCTGGGCCAGCGCATGGATGTGCTGACGGACTTTAAGAACCACTATGTTGATGTTTTGAAGCAGATTAAGGATAAGACCAAAGAGGTTGAAGACCTTGAGTTGCAAATTAAGGTAGTGGAAAAGAAGTACAACGAAGATAATGCTGAGATTGAAAAACAGAAGAAAGAGCTGCAATGGGAGAAAAACGAGATTACTCGCGCTAACCATGCAACCGGCATTATGAACGTTGCGGCCTTTGAACGTGCGCGTGTTGATGAGGCTGGGCCTGAGATTGTTGTACGGCAGCCGGAAGCCGGACGCTATACCAGCCTGGAGGTTGGGGACGGCGTTGTGCCGGGAAACCTGACCCGCCGGTTGTTCAGTGCGGCAATTAACCCGGAAGCTTTTGTGGAGAGTGCTATTTTGAAGCGGATGGGGAATGTGAACGCTGAGTTGACCAGTGCTGGCAGCAGCGGCGTACACATTGGCGACATTAACATTGTGATGAACGGTGTGAATGACGTTGAGAATTTTGGCCGCATTTTGCACCAGAACATTGGCTCCATTATGGCGCAGGAGTTCAGCAAGCGGTAATTACAAACAGGACAGAGGGAAACCAACCGAGAGGAATCAGCGGTTAGGTCCCTTATATAATTAAGTCAATTTATACCGGGTAACAGATTGTTGTTGTCCGGCTTTTTGTATGGTATAATGACCCTATTATAATAAGGTGGGAAGTGTTGTACCGATGGCAAAGACTGAGAGCCAAAACAAGCCGAACACGGAGTTTACTTTTAACCCGGAAGCCAAGAACAATAAAAATAGCTCCTCTTGGAAAAAAGCAGAGGACAAAAAGGAAAATAAGTGATGGAAATAACACAATACTTAAACGAGCTAGTTGCCATGATTCCTGCTATTTTGCAGTATGTGGTGCCTGGTTTATTGATGTTATGGATTTATAACAGGCTGCTTGACAAACAGTTGCCTCAACATTACCTGGTTTATTCTGTGGTAATTAGTTTTCTGCTTATGCAGGTGGTACCAACCAAGAAGTTACAGTATGTCATGGCTTGCGTTATTGCTGCCGTTCTTTCTGTTATGCGCAGGAACGTAAAAATTAAGCAGGTGTTGCATAAGCTGTTCAAATGGTCCCCAAGCGATAGCGTGTGGGAAGATGTTATTGACTACAAACGTGGAACCAATATGGTAGTCTATACAGACTGCGAGAACGATTTCAGTGGTTCTTATGTTGGAATGGATGATAAAAAGAACGTATTACTTTTATCTGGATATGATGTTTTAGATAAAGAGGGTAATGTTCTTACAACAATGGATGACCGAATTGTTATGATTCCCAGAGGAAAAATTAAATACGTTGAGCTTTGTTATGATGAAAAATCAGATGTAAAGAAATATTGGTTTAAGCGATAAGTACGATGACGATATACCGGGTGGCCTATGTGGCCGCCCGGCTTTTTTATTTTGGAGGAAAAGCTATGGCGAAGAACACATTGGATGATGCCATTGCGGGGCTGAAAGACCTGGCAAAAGAGGTGAAGCGTTACTGCGAGAGACTAATTAACAATGCCAAGTTTGACCGTACAGCTGTTGGCACGATTGTGAAGGTGCTGGACGACCACAGCGGCTATGTGGTGGCGGCTTTTGGCAAGGAATACACCATTGCGAGTAATGCGCTGTTCCAGGTGAACGATGCCGTGGCTGTGATTGCCCCGCAGAACGACTTTAAGCGGCTGTACATTAAGCCGTATGAAATTGACCGGAACCTGCTGAAGCAGGACAAGGTTGAGGAAGACCTGAAAGATTATGTGAATAAAGTTGACAAGCTGCAGGAACAGGTGGACGGCAAGGTTGAACAGTATTTTTATAACTATGATCCGACGCTGGAGAACTGGCCTGCTATGAGTTGGAAAGACGACACCACAAAGAAAGCGCACAACGGCGATTTGTTTTATAACACCAACAGCAAGAAAGGCTGGCAGTGGACATACAACGAAGAAACAAAAACCGGCAGCTGGGTAGAAGTGACAGATAAGGAAACGCTGGATACGTTGGAAGCCGCAAGCAAGGCACAAGACACCGGAGATGGTAAGCGCCAGGTGTTTACGGCTGATGCCAGCAAAGGGGAACACCCGGAGCCGCCGTATGATACGGGCGATTTGTGGTTTAATGGAGAAGACATTCTGGTTTGTACGGTAGCACGCACGGCCAGTGACAAATATAATGCCAGCGACTGGGTAAAAAAGGATAGTTACGCCAGCAAGGATGACATGAAAAATTATGTGGATGGCGTAACGAAAGATATGCAGGATCAGATTGACAGCAAGGCCGAGCAGCACTTTTACGCCTATGACCCTACGCTGGATAACGAGCCGGCCAAGAGCTGGACGACTGATGAAGAAAAAGAAAAACATGTGGATGACCTGTTTTATAACACAGAGACAGGCAAAGCATACCGATTTATGAAAAGCAGTGACGGTAAGTACAAATGGGAACTGGTGCAAGACAAAGATATAACAGATGCTTTGAAGGCCGCCAGTAAAGCACAGGATACTGCGGATGGTAAACGCCAGGTGTTTACGGCCGATGCAAGCAAAGGGGAACACCCGGATCCGCCCTATGATGTAGGAGACCTGTGGTATACCGGAGCAGAAGTGCTTGTTTGTGGAAAACCCAAGGCGAAAGGCGAGGCATATGATGCCGGCGATTGGGGCAAGAAAGACAATTACACGAACAAGGACGAAGTGATTGATGCGGTTGATAAGAAGCTGACGCAGAAAGATATCTTTAACCGGCTGACGAACAATGGTGCAGCCAAGGGTATTTTTATTGACGAAGACACTGGCAACCTTTATTTTAGTGCTGATTTTATCTCTACTGGTACGCTGATGTCATCTGACCAGAGTATTATGTTCAATTTGGCAGATGGTAGTTTGACAACAACAAATAAGGATAAAACCATTACAACTACGTTAAAAAATGGCGGACTTACCTTAATCAATAATATGAATCAACGATTAACATTGGATTGTTCTGAAAACGGTGTACCGTATTTAATTCTGGCTGATGAATATGATGAAAATTCAAAAGGGTATTCAGAGCTTAACATTAACGAATTAAAGTTTGTAGGAAGCGATGGAAATGAAGGTACGAGTATCAGCGTTACCGGGCTGTACGGAGATGTTCATAATTGTCGAAGTATAAATTTTACAAATGATGGTGGTGGCACAATGCCTGGAATTTATAGTCAAGCTACATCTGGAGATTCTGACCACCAACTTATGTTGAGTTCTCAATATATGGTTATCTTTGATACGCCAACGACGCAAGCAAAGGGATCTTTACAACTTTATAAGCCAACCGATAAATCTGTTCCTGCTTTTTATATCTATGACGGCACTACCAACTGGGGCGGCCAAACTTTAGGCTGGGATGGCAGCAAAGAAGTAACCACTCTTGACGCAAATACCCAGGCCGTACCGTTCATTTATGGTATTGAACTTGTAAAAAATGCGCAGGGCTATGTGACAGACGTGAAGTTAAAACAGCATGGACTGCGGTTTATTGGCGGCATTTTGGTTTAATTTTGATGAGGAGCTTTTATGATGGAAAATTTTAACTTGAAGTGCGAACAGTTGAAGACTTACATTTGTGACGGTGTGAACCAGATTGGGCTGCCGCCGTATGCAGTGGAGCTGATTTTGGAGAGCTTGCTGCGTGATGTGCAGAATATCCGCAAGAGCGCGATACAGGAAGAGATGGAAGCGGCTAAGAAGGCTACGGCAGAAAAGGCCGAGAAAACACCGGTTGATGCAGCAGAGGATAAGCCGGAAGAAAGCGTAAAATAAACATAAGCCAATAGCATTATTGAAAGATGAGAATAACCGCCTGACCTTGATTGGTTGGGCGGCTTTTGTTGTTTAGAGAGGGAGGGGAGTGGCGGGAGGATGAGCAAACCAGCATTATATACCGTATCAGCATTTGATGCGACAAAAGATTATACATTCCGGTTCCGATACATTGGTGTGATTACCAAGGTGGAGGCACAGATTTGGGCCAATGCCATGAGTGCAGAGGAACTGGGCAGCCCAACTTACCAGAGCGGTGAGGTGAGTACCCAGAGATCCGAGTTTACTTTGAAGGCCAGCAGCATTACAAACAGCAGCGCGGCGTTTGGCATTAAGGTACGGGTGTGCGGCCAGGACAGTGCGTGGAGCGAATGGAGCGACATTCTGCTGTTTTATTGTGTGGAGACACCGGTGTTTAAGTTCAAAGAGATCAGCACCAAGGACAAAACCAACATTGAATACAGTGCTTTTGAGTTTACAGTGCAATACGAGAGCACCCAGGGCGAAGAGCTGAACGAATATACGATTGAACTGTATGATGCCAGCAAGAGCCTGGTGAAGAGCAGTGAGACGCTGCGGGTGCCGGACAAGGCGTATATTATCAGCAACCTGCGCAATGACACGACTTATTACGCCAGAGCACAGGGCATTACCCAGCACGGCATGAAGCTGGACACTGGATTTTGTGAGCTGCTGATTGGCTATGTGGGCGGTGACGGCTATGCGGCTGTGGCGCTGGAAAACCATTATGAAGAGGGTTGCATTTGGGTGAAATCTTATGTTGTGACGATTGAGGGCAAGGACCGCAACGACAACAAGGATGATTACCACTATGTAAGCGGATCGGCCGGGGACCAGGCAGTAGACCTGACGGTGGACGACACCGACCCGGTTAAGGCCGACATGACGTTCAAAGACGGATTTAAGGTACAAGGCAGCCATGTGGAAGAAGGAAGCGTGGTGGACAGCAGCTATGCCTTGGGGCTGAACATGAGAAGCGACCGCTGGAACAAGCTGCTGATTGGGCTGTGGAACAAACTGAGCAACGGGATCAGTATGCCGACAATGGACGAAGATCCATATGCTTTGAAGCTATTTTTGTGCCGCCGCGACATTGCGGACGATTACAGCAGCAATGCCTACAACTACCAGACGAACGAAAAGAAAACATGTTATTACCTGGAACTGACCTGCGGCGGATACTGTTTGCAGAGCAATGTAAAAACCAGTGCGCCAAATGGTTGGTTTAAGGTGTATTTGAAAAACCAGGGCGGCCTGTTTGAGCTGCACTGGGAGTAAAGGAGGGGTGTGGAATGATTGTGGGAGCCGATATTTTGATGGGACAGAATGCGATTTTGCCATACCCGCCCTATAATGAGGCGCTGAATGTGTTGAAACTGCAGAACGGTGTTTATGACGACCTACTGTTAAGCCGCGATGCCGACAAGGATTACGGCAAGTACAATCTGGACAATGGATGGCAGGCCCAGACGGCCATTTATGCGGCTTTTAACGGTGATACACTGGGCGGCAACCTGCGCTACCGGGCAGAACAGATCAGCGAGATGCGGTTAAAACGACGCCGGGTTGGAACCTATAACTGGATTACCCTGGCAACCAAGCACCGGCCAACCCCGGTGAATGATGAAACCCTGAAGGAATGGGAAAAAGAACTAAACAACTGGGTACACATTGATTGGTACGCAGACGGGCGCAACACCGAGTATGAGTATGCGTTTGTGCCGATTATTGACGATGCTGAGCAGGACATGTTCACGAACAAGATTTTGAGCAGCTTTGACGGTGCGGTGCTGACGGACGGAGACATTAGTTACCACCTATTATTTGATGCCAGCGTGACCAGTACGACCAGAACACAGCCAAACAGTGTGGTGGAAACCATGAGCAGTCGTTACCCGTATGTGATTTACGGCAGCGATCTGAATTATGAGCAGGGAAATTTTACGGCCACTGTGCTGAAATACAGTTTTGACACGGATGATTATGACGGGGATGGCGGTGCCCGGTACCGCAAGCAGTTTGTGGACTGGTGTACCAACAAGAAGCCGAAGATCTTGAAGCTGTTTGACGGACGCAGCTGGATGGCGAACATTATTAACCAGCCGAGTATCAGCTACAGTGACCATTATGACAAGGTTGCCGTGGCGTTTGATTTTGTGGAGATTGGCAGCTTGGAGAGCAGCACCGATTTGTACCGCAACGGGTTTATTGCAGAAGATATTGAAGGGAGTTGATGCGCGATGTATGTGCCAAGCACAGAAGACATACGAACCTTATACTCCCATAACATTGAGCTGTACACCCGCATTGACCTGCTGAATGACCGGATGAAGACGATTGACAGTTTGCAGGGCATTACGACCGAGGGAAGAATTTCCGTAGATGCAGATGCGGACATCCGGCGAACGTACACTTCGACCATTGTGCTGGACGAAAAACATGCGATCAGCCAGTACAGCGAGAGCGAGTGGATGAACAAGTATGTTTGGATTTACATTGGTGTGAAGACCCCGATGCTGGACGATATTATCTGGTACAGCCAGGGGGTATATGTGTTCAGCCAGAACGGATACAACTATGACACGCAGACCCGGAGCCTAACCATTAACTGTATGGACCTGACAGCAATGCTGAATGACACATTGGCCGGACAGCTGACAGGTATTAAAACCGTGTTTAAGGCCGGGGGCGGAATCCGCAGGGCGATGGTGGAGCTATTACAGGAAGTGGGGATCAACAAAGTATTTGTAGAATATTGGAACCGAACGATCCCTTATGACCAGGAGTTTGATGCGGCGACCAGTGTGTGGACAATTTTGACACAGTTACGGGATTTGTATTACCCGTTTGAAATATTTTTTGAGGATGATGTGTTCAAATGCCAGCAGATCCCAAGCTGTGAGGATGACCCGCTGGTGCTGAATGCCGATGTGTTCAATGATTTGATCATCAGCGAAGACGCAACGGTGGATTACAGCGAGGTGCGAAACTGCGTAGAGGTGTTTGGCGCTGCGGCAAGCCCGGACGTGAGCTGCACAGATCTGGTGGTGGACACGACAAAGAAAACCATAACATTAAACGTGGTTGGATTGGCATTGAGCGGTAAGAAGCTGATTTTGTTTACGCCGCCGGACAATGTGGCCGACCTGTACGATGCCGACAAAGGGTACCAGATGAAGATCAGCGCTAAAGCAACAGAGAGCAGCGATGCGGTTGTGAGCGATGTTTTGAGCCTGTATACCATCAGCACAGATGAAGCCGGCAACAACAAGAAGGCCAAGCAGGACTGCATGAAACCAAAAGTACAATATGTGGTGCGCTACGATGCCGATTATTCCCCGAATGAGAATGGCGGCAAAGGGCGCTTTTATTTTTATGGGCAGGTACAGCCGCACGCCATGGTGATGCTGAAAGATGCAAAACCGAGCAAGGAAGAGCTGGACAAGCTGAAAGAAGCCGAGAACTGCCAGAATTTGGAGGTTGTGAGTACCGCCAACCCGGATATTGAAGGGTATGAGGAGGACGACCAGTTTTTGAACAGCCCGTTCAGCATTGAACGAATTGGACGGCGCAATGTGGTTTTGAGCGGCGGTGAATACGACAATTACACCACAGATGACGGCATTTTGGATGTGGCCGAATACGAGCTATGGAAGCGGGCGCGATTGACCGACAGCATTACGGTGAAGATGCTGCTGGTGCCGTGGCTGGATGTGAACACTAAGGTTGAATATTGCCCGCGTTACATGGGCGGCAAGACAGCCGTGCAATTTATTATTAAAAAGATTGATAAGAGCTTGGGGCAGGGAACGATGGATGTGACGCTGATGAGGTTTTACCCGTATTACCCGTACCCTGTAAAAGATGAAACAGGAGGAAACTTTAAGTAATTAAAATCATTGTCAATGGTGATTAAATGTGTTGAAACATGCTCATGGAGGATAAGAGGAAATTGCTAAAAAGCTTCAAGACAGAAATAAATCCGACGGTCGAGCAAAAAATCAAGATTCGTAAGACGATAGGAACCTGCAGATTTATTTATAACTTCTATTTGGCTCATAACAAAAAGCTCCACGAAGATGGGGAAAAATTCATGAGCAGCAGTAAATTTAGAGTCTGGCTTAACAACAAATATCTTCCACAGCATCCGGAGTATTTGTGGATCAAGGAAGCATATTCAAAAGCTGTAACGCAGTCAGTAAATAACGGACAGACCGCATTTACAAGATTTTTCAATCACGAAAGCGCCTTTCCTAATTTCAAAAAGAAAGGCAAGTCCGATGTAAAAATGTATTTCGTAAAGAATAATCCTCAAGATTGTTGCTGCGAAAGACACCGGATTAAAATTCCATCACTTGGTTGGGTTCGTATCAAGGAAAAAGGATATATCCCAACTACTAAAGATGGATATGTGATTAAAAGCGGTTCGGTTTCCATAAAGGCTGGCAGGTACTATGTTTCGGCTCTTGTGGAGGTCTCTGACAACAAAGCAGTCGATCATTTCGGCGAAGGAATTGGCATAGACCTCGGATTGAAAGACTTCGCCATTGTATCAAACGGTAAAACATATCAAAACATTAACAAATCAGCAAGGCTTAAAAAACTTGAGAGACAACTTATTCGAGAACAAAGGTGTCTCTCTCGTAAATACGAAAAATTAAAGGAAGGAGAGTCCACTCAAAAGAATATACAAAAGCAAAAGCTCAAAGTACAAAGACTTCATCACAGGATAGATAATATCCGTACCGATTACATCAATAAAACAATTGCAGAGATGGTAAAAACCAAGCCATCTTACATAACGATTGAAGACTTAAATGTAAAAGGTATGATGAAGAACAGGCATCTCGCAAAAGCCGTTGCATCACAAAAGTTCTATGAATTTAGAACCAAGCTCAAAGCTAAGTGCAATGAAAATGGTATTGAATTAAGAGTTGTAGACAGATGGTATCCATCATCCAAAATATGTCACTGTTGTGGTACTATCAAGAAAGATTTGAAGCTTTCAGATAGAATATACCGTTGTGATTGTGGCTATATCGAGGATAGGGACTTTAATGCTGCTCTTAATCTAAGAGATGCTTTAACTTACGAAGTTGCATAATAAAAGCAAGCGTAAGTATGTACCGAAGGCTATTTCGGGAATTTACGACTGCGGAGTGTACAAGAACTTGTGAGTAGCGTATTGTTTATAATCGTCAAAGCATACACATTGAAGCAGTAAGAAGTATCCGCAAGGACTTCAATTTCTCGA